CCAGAGCCATAGCCATAGCCAGAGCCAGAGCCAGAGCCATCGCCAGAGCCATCGCCATAGCCATAGCCATAGCCAGAGCCAGAGCCAGAGCCAGAGCCATCGCCATCGCCAGAGCCAGAGCCAGAGCCATCGCCATAGCCAGAGCCATCGCCATCGCCATAGCCATCAATTAGTTCCATGTGATTGTTTCCCCTCGATCGATTCTCGTGCAGCATCACTACAGCACGTAGTTGAGTACGCCTCTATGATCGTTTTTGTAGACACAGCTGGCGACAACTTCGAATCTTCGGATACTCCAGAATTCGCAACGCCTTCGTACCAGGCTTGTGTTTCGTCAAGCGGCTTGTGGTGCCAGATACGGCGCACACTTCGCAACTTAATACCGTCCTTTGTTGCCGCTACCACATACCCAGCGTTGATGCCTTCGTTTCTAGATCGCACTATCACGTATTCGTTTTTATTGGCGAATACGTTTTGTAGTTCTGTGTTCATTTTGGTTTCCTTGTTCGTTTGAAAGTGAAAAGTTAAAAGCACCCGGCTGGAGTCGAACCAGCAACTTCGTTACCACAGCAAGGATTCTCCCGATTTACCGGGCTGGAATGCAGAGTAGTGGGGTCTCCAGGACTCATTCGGAGTTTAATTGTCGGCGAGTAACCAAGCCACACGATCGTCCAGGTGTTGAGAACCCGCTGGTAATACAGGGGACGGCAAAACATTTTTCCCAAACGAAACGCTGCTGGGCTACCGCAAGCGTTTACCAATTTCGCCACGGATGCAACTACTGTCCTACGTCGTCTTTTGTTTCGAACAGATTACCTCCTTCGGCTGACTGTTTCGTTTCGAGCGCGTCGCGGAGCGGCACGGCTATTTCGCACAACTCTTTCTCTAGGTCTGGTTCCTTGGCGATCGCCGCATTCAGGATTGAGTCGACTTCAGCTGGGTCGGTTGCATCGCTGACGAATTCCCGGAACTCTTGCAGGTGCGATACGACCGCTGGCGTCTGGTGGCTGACCGCGTCAACCTCCTCCGCTGCCTCGGTCGCGGCTGCCGCTGGTTCCGCTGGTTCCGCTGGTTCCGCTTCCTGCCTCTTGCGTTCCTTGCGGCTGCCGCTGGTGGTGGCGATTAACTTCTTGACGTCTCCAAACTGTACGCGGTTCGGGTCGTTTCCTAGTGCCTTATCTTCCGCTTCGATAAGCGTTTGAAGGTCGCGGTTAACTCCCGCGTCGATGGTCACCACTCGCCTAGCGTATCCGTTACGCCATAGCGTTTTGATTGCTTGCTCTTTGGGCCATTTGTTCCAGACCTTAGCGGTTTGCGCACAAGCCTTCGCTTTCTTGATGGTCTCGAGCGTCACGAAATGGAACTTCTGCGGCCGGCCGTCGCGGTAGGTGATGCGCAGATATCCGCCCTTTAGGTTGCTTAGGTCTTGCTCTACTTCACGATCTACGAACGGGTCGAAGTCGTGCCCGAATGAACCGTCGCTGTGCCGCTTGTAGTTCTCACCAACGAACACCAACTCATGCTCGATATAGAACACGTTCGGGTGACGTTCCATCACGGCTTTTAGCCCTTGCCATTGCGGCATGACGTCCATTTCAAAGACGCCTGTTGGCTTGCCGTTGTCGCGAATCTCGCGAGGTATCAACGCGACGTGTCCGAGCGTCGGCAACAGGTTCAACGCCGCGCAAACGTGCGCCGCTTTGAACTTACTGATGTCCGTGCATCCCTCTAGCTCTGGTTTCATGCAAGCGATTGCAAACTGAGACACAAATTCTTCTTCGTCAATCCATCCGCTGAGCGCTTTCGATACTCGGTTTTGAATCGTCGGATTATCCAACCAACCTGAAAACTTATTCTGCTTTGCTACTACTGCCGTACTCATCTTTTTACCTTTCTGTTGTTCCAAAAACACTGGCTGCGGTTGCCTCCGCAACCAGCGCGTAGCCCGTCAACAAGACGAGCCGACCTAACGTTCACGTTCCATCGCCGATTCGAATGGACTCGCCTATCCCAAGACGTTCTGCTAATTCCATCTGCTCAGGCGTGATACTTCCACTTCCGAGAAGCTCAACGACACGATTAACTAATGCTGGCGGGTCGTGATTATGCTCAATTGGTGCCTGCGATACAGTTCCGCATCGTGGACACCAGAACCACGGTTCGATTCCGCCGTTTAAGTTTTGCATTGTGTGGTCGCATGTTGGACAAGCCATTTTCAAACCTCGTACTGACGGTCACGGTTGATGTATGCCGGCATGGATAGTGTAACCATTTCGGCGTCCTCTTCGTCACCCCACTCGAAGTTTTTTATCTGCTGCAACACCTCGTCGAGCCGATCGTCGCCCCACTGCATCCAAGTTTCTGGAACGTCATAGGGTCGAATGCGATACGAGCCAGTGTTTTCGATGGCACAAACCGCCGTTGTGTAGTGTCCGCTTCCCTCGCGATTCGCTCGAAATCCTCGACGATAAACCGCTAACTGTAGGGCGTAGTCTCCGTTGTGCATCTCGTCGCTAAACCGCTTCGGTTTTACATACCGCGTCGTTTTCCAGTCGACGATTCGGTGGTCTTCGTTGTCGATACAATCCAGCTTGCAACGCATCGGCAAGCTTGTTTTTTCGTCCACCCAATCGAAGTAAACCTCTTTCTCCTCCGACTTCAGCCACGCGTTAGCCTCGCTGTTTTTTAGTAGCTGGTTGTAGACGTGCGCGTACGTGTTGAATTCTTCACTGGTGAACGCAATTTTGTCGCCATGTTGCGACTTCCAATCGACGTAATTTGAGATTTTGTCGCGCGTTCCAGCTGGAACTATTTTTCCTACCTGCTGTTTCTTCCACACTTGGTACGCCTTGCGACCTCGGCGCCCTTCGAACGTGCCGTCATCGTTGTAGGCCGACAGCAATTCGGGCGGTGCGTTTTTCGGCGTAGGTTCCTCCACCCAGCTTGCGGACTCGGCTATTTTGTCGTCGCTGAATGTTTCGAAGTCTTCGCCTACCTCAACGGTGATATGCTGAGGACCGCCAAGCTCGAGCATGAAATGTACGTAGCTTCCGAATATTATTGCTGGCGTAGGTTTTTCCGCTTCCCAGTCTTTTGCCACGAACCGGTGATACCACTTAGTTCTATCGTCAATGAAAACCTTAATTTGCGATGCAGAAAAAGACTCGAGCGCGTGATAGCGTTTGTTGTCTTCGATTGCGTCCATTAGTCGAGTCTGTCTGATAGTGCCAGTAAAATTTATATCGGTATTCAGCATTTTTTTATCCTCGGATTGAATTAAATCGTTTTTGAAAAACTGCCTTGCCCCGGTCGTCCATCTCCGGGGCTCCTTGGCAACACAACCGTACGGGTGTCCGTCCCGCCTAGTCGTACCAAATATCGGCGTATTCCTCAGATAGACGGTCTTCGCGGTCTTCGTCCGTCTCGTGCTCGAAGTCGCCGTCGATCAGCTCGTCTAGTTCGTCGTCGGTTTGTTGTGGCAGAACGCCAAGAATGCTTTCCATGTTTTTGCCTCGTTGCAAAGAGTGTGAGAATTGTTCAGCTACGAGTATCCTAGTCACCGTATCGGTTCCCGTCAACAGGTATCGTGAAAATAAACTCCCGCTTGTCTCGGCAGGGAAAGGTAATCCACCTGCCGAGACTCAAACGGCGATTCTCACGGCACCGTGCGGGGTTAACCTGTTGAGGTGTTTCTTCGATCTGCGCCGCACTCTAACCCACCGATTTGGTTACCGCAAGCCAGACGACGGCGCTTCGTCCGCTGCGAGTCTTCCGCCGTAATCCTGAATCGAGAATCAACCCGGACTGTCGCAGCTCGCGAATGAACGCCAGCACCCGCGCTCGCAGCGAGCCGGCGACCGGCTCGATTGATTCCGCCGCTGATTCGCTGGTATCGCTACCGGCGACGTACGGAGCTGTCCGGCTGGCTGCCGCCTGCTTGTCCGCTAGGTCTCGAGCGTGCTCCGCTGTGTCGAATTTGTCGAAGAGGTCGCTCATGGCTTCACCTTCGGCGCAACCATCGAACCGGGTGGCAGCGGTATTTCTGCGCCGGGCAGGTCGCCGTACGGCCAATCATCGCCGTCGCGTTCCCACTGCTGGCGGATAGCCTCAATTTCCGATCTGGTCTGCGGACGCCAAAGGTGAAGGGAGAATTCATGGAAGTTTCGATAGTCCGACTCGGGCGGGTGCAATTGCATCACCGCTTCATGTGGTTCGAAGCACCAATTCTTGACCTGGCACATCTCACCCCACGTCGGGCATCGCGTTTTGAATGAAACCGAAACGTGGTCCCAACCGCCCCCGTCTGAGGTTCGAACGGTCATCCCCTTTCGGATAAAATGGCGGTTGTGTTCGTCAATCGCCTCGGTGCAGTAGCTGTTCAGCGCTTCGTCAAATTTTGCTCTCATGTTCGGCTTTCTGTTGGAATTGATACAAATGGTCCGACATTGGTCCGACATTGGTGGAAACGGTTTCCACCACCTCACGCAATCGCCTTGCCGACCAGCTCGTCGCCTGGCTTGCGTTCTAATCCTCTGGCGACTCGGAAGTCGGGTTGGGCGGTGCGCTCGCTAGAACGCCTCTGGGGGCTCGAAACCCTAATCTTCGGGTCTTGCCGCGAAAGTCGCCAGCAATCCAGACTTCGGCCGGAAGGCGTGTTGAAAGCCCGCACAAAGGCCCGCAGTCGGTACTGAGCACGCCCCGCCGCACAAATCCGGTGTAGATGCGGTCAAACTCCTTTCTTATCCACTTTTCCTGCGATTCCCCCTCCGCGAACCTGTCGCACATAGCCACCCAGCCGCCCATCGCTCGAATCGTTGCGGTTAGTGCTTTGTCGACGAATTGAACATGGACGTATGGGCCAGTTCTGATGCACTGGCATAGCTCCATCCAGGCCTGGTCACATCGCGCCGAACCCTCGATTCTTCCCGCAAATTCGCGTATTTCTACGATAGTTGGCATGAATTTGAGCGATTTCATAGCCTCAGTGACGCCCCTTTCTAGTTCCCGCAGCTCTAAGTCTCGTAAACCCATCCAGAACCCGCCGAAATTGCTGATTTTCCGCCCGAAACAGTCAGCCAGCCCGCTAATGATCGTGACGAATTGCTCTTTGTCGGTGTCTTTCATCGTCCATCTCCGTCTAGGAATCGCTGGGCGGCTTCGAAGTTGCGCGCGGTCGTGTCGTGTACAACCACCCGCTGCCATGAATCGGGGTTGTCGTCATACCGGCCGTTATCGAGCCAGCGGTAGACTTTCATCGGCGACCGGTCGAGGGGGTTTGCGTCCGTCGAAATGCACCAAAGACGAAGTTTTTCGGTGATAAACCCCTCAGCCTGACCAGTTTTCGAAAATTTTTCTGTTAGCGCTGGATCTCCTAGCGCCTGACTCCACGCCTTGAACGTGCGCGCCTTGTCTGTGGCATGGACCCCTATGATGTTCCACATGCGCAGGAACTCGGGCGTATATGCCGCTCGCTTGCGCTTCGGCTTGGGCGCTGCGCTGGCTGTCGCCTCGCTGGCTGGTGGTGGTGGTGGTTTAGCGGAGTGCTCGGACGGAGCATCGCTGGCTAGCGCCTCGCTCGCTCCACTTACTTCGTAAGTTGTTCCTGTCTCTGTTCCTGTGGGCGCAAAGTGTCCCGCACTTGTCCCGGAATTGTCCGGGACATTGTCCGGGACATCCTGTTTTTCCGCTGTTTTTGATACCCTTTGGCTCTTTTTGCGCTCACGTTCGTACTGCTTGCGCTGTTCTGCGCCTCCGAACCATCGCTCCCAGTTCGGTATTTCGAGGCTAGGTCTGCCGTGGTCGTCCTTCCATTCTTTTAGCCAGCCGTGCTTTTCCATTAGCTGCGGGAAGTCGTGTAGATGGGTCGAGCCCTCCAGCGCTTCTATCGAAACTCCGTGCGCTATCCCAGATTCGGTATGTGAAGCAAACCACCCCCAAACTGAATGTAGGTATCCGACGATCACCTCGGGACGCTGTTTGATTTCTGCCGCCATCATGGCGACTGTGGGGTCTGTTGCGAGGTCAATTCGCATCACGATAAAGAACTTGCCGGTCCTGCTCATTTCCAGATAACTCCACGAAAAACGCCCGCAATCTCTAGCAGGCATCACTATGCTCGAGACGGGGCGTTTTTTCGTATTTGGATTGTGGCGAGCTAGGGTGACGCCGACTCGCGAATGGTCATTGTGGTCGGCGTTCCTGTCACCGTCAAGGTTATTCCAGCAGCTTCCAATACCGATCGCCTACCAAAATCCCCTCAGCGCCTTGCATGCTCAGCCAGTCGATCCGCTTGCCCTGGCGGTAGAGGTCGATGCAATGCTCCGCCGTCAGATTTGACGTAATCCCGTTGCCGTCCGGGTTGTGCTTATGCTGCACCTTATTGACGTCTTGGGTGATAAGACACCCGATGCCCGTTGATGCGATTGTGCGGGTCCTGCGGTCCTTGTGGATCTGCCCAACGATTTGCGCCTCGATGTCATTGGGAACCTCGAACAGATGGGAAAGACTGAACGCACGGCGGATGTCATCGACACGATGAATGCTAGATGAAATGTCAAACGGGTAGTCTCTGTGGATCTCACCCGCCGAGCCGGCTTTCCAGCACGCCCGACCGTCCGCTGTTCGTCCACTTCGAAGCGTGACCATGTCAACGGCTGGGTTATCAAGAGCCGCTTCACATTTTTGTGGAATCCATGGATTCGTCCACACGGAATCGTCAACGCTAAATTGCACGGTCTTATGAGTTGTTGACGTAAGCCTAGTGCGGATCGTATTGTCGAATCCTGTTGGCCGCTGTTCCCACTTGACCCATTGAAACAAGTTTCTGAGGTCATAGTATTCTGGCGTCATAGTATGCACCGAAACGACTACCTCAGATAGCCCGCGCTGGTTGTGCATCAGGCTTTCAAGATGTGCCGTTAGCTGTAGCGGTCGGTCTTTCGTGAATATGATATTTAGCATTAAAGTTTTCTCCAGCATCCCCAAGCCGCGTTACGCATGACGCCTCGATGGATGCGTTGAAGTCCAGTTGTTGTGATTCTGTTTTGGCAGCATTCCCACCAATCCCAGATACGCGCCGCCCTCGCTCGCTCAAAGTCTGCTGCGGTGTCAAAGTAATCGTGAACCATGACGACGTCGCCCGACTTTAGATACTTGGAGTATCTGCAAAACTCTTCTGGCTTATTTCCACCGTCGCAAATCAAAAGCGTCTTTCCTTTAGACATAAGTGAAGCGTTGTTCGCCTCGACGGCATCCTCAAACACGTTCGCTTCGATGTAGGTAACTCGGTCGTCGGTGACCTCTCGCAACTCTTCTTTCTTGTCGATGGACAACACGGCGCCGTAGTCCACTAGATGCTTTGCTAATCCTCCCTTTCCAGTTCCTAGCTCGATGATGTAATCCGGCTTCCAATCCGAAAACAAAGCTTCGAACGCTGGGACCATCGCGGGACTCTGTTGCGAGTGCGGGTAGAATTCAATCTCCTTTTTAGACAGCATCCAAAGCAGCATATCCCTAATTCCGTTGGCTAGATAATCCATGTGCGAATACTCGATTAGCTCGCGCCGCATGCCTTCTAGATACTCTCTCTTGGCGTCGTATTGCTCTAGCGCGACTCGCGCCGCATCGCCGATATCCGAGAAGTCTGGTTCGCAGTAGACGACATTGTCCTGCCATGGGTTACACGATACGTCCATCGAAGGTTGTCGCGGTTTAACAATCATCGCGCAGCCCAACACGGCTTCGTAGTCTCGCCAGCTGATTTCGCATACTCCCCACGGACTCACTACGACCTTGGAACGTGCTGCGAGATTATAGGAATCCTGCCACGACAAAAGCCTAGGTCTGCCACCAAATACGCTAACAGTCTTATTGCGTGCGACTTGATGCCAATTCGCCATCAATCGGCTTCGGTGTGCTGTCGCGAACGGAATCGAAGGGTAGTAAACCGTGCCAGCGAAAGTAACGTCAAACCTCTTTGGTAGGACGTGTAGCGTTAAGCCCGGAACCTGGTCCCAAGGCAGCGTAGTAATGGATCGAGTCGGCTTATTCGATGGTGGCGGCTCATTCCAGACTCCATGACTGATGCTAGTTCCGCGTGACCTGATCGGTAAAACATATCCTAAAACATCGGGGTTTGATTCGTGTTTTTCTACCGAGTAGGACGTCGCCGCCGACGTGTCGAACCGATCGAGAATAACCGTGTTCGGTTCAACGTCGTCCACGCAGGTATCTTGGAACGTGACGTCCTGCCCTTCGTCGACCACTTCAACACCCAACTTCTTCAGTTCCACGATGCACTTCGCGGAATTCATGGGGCGTACCCACTGACCGTCATCAGCGGGGAAGTTGAATTTGACTCTCATGATTTACCTACGTGCGGGAGATCCTTTGGTGCGCCCTTGCCGATACGCTCTGCAAACTTCGCCCACTCGTTAGTTAGGTTTGAATAGGACAAATAAACATCAAGCGGAGCATTCAGGAATGATCCGGAACTACGAACCGATTCCTTTGGAACTTCGAACTTTTCACAGAAACTATCGATGCGTGCTTCTTCGTCTCGAATCACGGTGAATGTCGTGTAAGCTTCCCAAAACTGTTCGTATTCCAGACGAGCCTTGGATGCCGAAATGTGCTTGGTGTCTTGGTCGATGGACCACCAATCCTTACCTACAAGTGCAACCTCAATAGACGTTCCGGCGGTCCTCGGGATGTGTACGAAAATAACCTTATGCACGTGTGAAATCATATCGTTTCGATCGCTCCATTGCGGGATATATCCAGCCATTCTTGGCAGCACTGGTAATAGAATGACTCCCATCTCCCGACCATTGCGGACGCGGAGAAATGTCGTCGCGAGATTACCGCCGCGCGCCGTACAATCTCAACCGATGCATCGCTTGTAGTGGCAAGTTGAATCGACTTTGCTAGATGCTCTGGCTTTGGCGGGCAATCTGTGTGCCACGCCGCCGGTTCGCCCCCAAAGTAAACCGTCTCGACTTCTTTCAGCGTATTGAACTCGGAACAAACCAGCGGAACGCCAGCGTGAAACGCCTCAATCATTACCAGCGGAAACGCCTCGCTACTGCTTGGGATTGCGACGACGTCCGAAGCGGCGTAGACGTCGCCCAGCGCCTGCAATTGCGGAAGTGGAAAGAACACCCGCCCCGGCGTCTCCTCTGCCATAACTCGCAGGTCCCTGGCTTGGTCGCCCCAACCGTAGATGACCGCAACGTAATCCTGCGGCAAGTATCGCATTGCCTTTACCAGCAGATCGGCGCCCTTGCCTTCGAAGAGTCGCCCGACGTAAAGAACCACCTTCTTATCGTTCGGGATTCCCCATAGATTTCGTTGGTGGTCACGACCGAAGCAAACACACGTTCGCTCGGTGTCCGCACCGTTGTGAATGACGTGAATTTTGCTCGACTTGCGCACGCGTTCAGAGAATGAAAGAACTGCCGATTCACTAACCGCAACGTGGTAATGGGCTAGGCTTTCGCCGCGGTCTTGCGTCCATTTCCAAGTCCATTCGTTCGCCTTTTCCATTCCGCTAGCATGCGTCACGTGGACTACGGGAACTTTCAACGCGTCGAAGTTCATTGGACCGAAACCCCAGTACATAATCAGATCGAACCGTAGCCCTCTAGCCACTTGCTCGTGAACAGCCCGAACTATCGCATTATCGTGGCTTTCATCTTCTTCTCGCTTTGCCTGGCAGACTGGAACGCCGCCCAATTGCGAAGACAGACGAGGGGCGCCGTCCAGCGTGATAATGCCGGCATACTTCACGCGCGAGGCATGTCGCACGAGTGTAGTCAGATGTTGCTCGGCTCCGCCTGGAGCTAGACCTGGAGTCAGCGCGAGAACTCGTAGCGTAGGCTCGTAGAATTGAACGCTCTGCATGTTGTTTTCCTTGTTCGAAAACAACATTATAGACACCACCGCTGCGGTTACCTATGGACCATAACCGGAATCTACCTCTGGTTCATCCCATGGGTCGTTAAGATGAATCGGTATGTCTGGCTTGGGCGGTTCCGGTTTCACCACGTTTGGATCGGTTATCGGCGTGGTGTTCGGTGGTTGCGATTTTATAAAGCAGGGATCGCTCCATGGGTCGTCCAGTGGATGGACTCTGCAATGGTCGACCGGGTCGAAGTCTGGCGGTACTCCAATGTCTGGCGGGTCGTCTGGTTCAGGATCCGGTAACCCTGGGTCACCATCTGGATCTGGACCGCCTGGACCGTCTGGACCGTCTGGACCGTCTGGACCTCCGGGTCCACCGGGACTCGGGATACCGCCGCCGCCCTCGCTGTCAGTGGAGCCACATGGATTCCAATGAAAACCCGGAACGATAGCGGGACCGGGGAACGTTCTATTTGTGGGCAGCCGCCCGTCTGGGTGCTCAATCAACAGCCCGTTTCTGAAGACCCACTGAACGCAATCGCTCGGCGCCCCTGGCTCCGTCTCTGGATATTCGCCTTCCGTCGGCGCGCAAGGATCCTCGCCTGGACCGTGTGGTGTTCCGTAGTCCTCGCAGTTTTCCATCCATTCACAGAAGTATGGAAACAGATTGCGGCATAGTAAACGCTGGAATTCTTCGTCACGCTCTTCATTTGTAAGGCATCGCTGGACCTTCGGCGATACGTCCACGCCTGGACCGAACCATCCTAGCTTTGCTGCGTTTGGTCCCCGTCGCTCCGCAATCACGTATTTGTGTGACCGTCCTGGATCGGGGGGAAGCACGATATGGGCGCCACCGTCCGTGAGACTCGATTGCGGGAATGAGCTAGCGCCAAACTGGATTTGTCCATGCAGTAGGTGAACGGCTGATGTACGCGGGATCGTCGACCATTTTAGCTGCCGGCCGCTCTGCGTATTCAAGACTGTGTTTACTGGTCCTGGCGTAAAGTCAATACCAATCGAGGTTCCAGCGAGACGCAATAGCCGAAGCATGCCGCCCTTGTTGACTACGATCAGCGATGGGTCTTTTGCTTCGTTGATTGTGCGTCCGCTGACACATCGCGCCGCCCAGTCAGCGAAGTCGGCCACGCCTGGTACTCCGCCGCCGCCTGACGTCCCACCGATCGCGACGATGACCCACATACCGCCTTTGCCCAGTTGGTAATTCCACTGGCAGTAGCAAACCTTTCCAGGTTTGATGGGTCCACCCGTGCCGTTCATGGCTAGCTGCTGGCGCTCCGGAAGCCAGTTAACCTGCGTACCGATGACAGCACCCGAGCGCGGATTGATATACACCATCGAATCGGCGTTGATTTCTCCCGTGTCTTCGTTTTGGTCGGCCTTGTTGACCGGTCTGTTTATCGTCGCGTGGACGAATCGCGAGTAGGGCGCCCAGTCCAGCGTATTCGGCGGTCCTGGTTTGAACACGGTTCCAGGTTGATAATCGGCGTCGACTTCGACACTAGAAATCGTGGTAGTCATTCCGTCAGCAGTTCCCCGGTTGCGGTAGGTGACGGATCCCCATCGCGCCGACACCTGCACACCAACCAGCCCCGCCAGCGTGTACCCCTGCGCTCTCGCCCGCATCAACTCCATGTCGAAGTATCTTCGCGCGTATCGCTTCATCATGGCGTGCAGCTGAGATTGATTGACGATTGCGCCTTTGTCGTCACGTATCGCAAACGTCGGGCACCAGACCACTGAACGCCCCTCAAGATGCGCCGCTATCTGCACGCTCGGAACCTCTTCGTGCGTGGTCGTACGCTTCGGTTGCCATTCGGTGGTCGAATAGTCCTGCTTATAGACCGGCTTCATACGGTGGACGTCGCCCGGCGTAACGGATCGCGTGTCTGGGTGTCGATGCCATTGGTAGTCTCGGTTTTGGCATGCAACAACCACCGTGCGAGGTACAACCGGACGCTGTAGTAAAAACTTACCATCGACGTTTAGCGGTGAGGGTAGAGGCGTCGTAATGTTTTCCCATTGGAACACCTCAGCGCGACCGGTGGTATCCAAACGCAAGGACCATCCAACCGTATTCAGCACGTGCCAGAGTGCATCCCACGCATTGACGCCATGAAACGCGACGTCCAAAAAATCCTCATCTACCACATTCGCGTGGAATCGCAGAGGTCCGCCGAACAGACCTTCCAGCGGATCGAACAACGCGCTACAGATTGCCTTGGCTCGCATCGTCGTATCGTTAGCTGGTTCACTTCCGCCTACGCTCGCCTCCGTGAACGCTCGGCGGTTGAACGTCTCGTCCACGTACGCTAAATGAGCTTTGCTCCGTGCGTCTGCGATCGTGACTAAATATGGGGTCTGTGCGTCGGTAATGAAATCGACCGCGAACGGAAAGACGGCTTGCGTGTCGATTACCGATAGATTGACAACCTTAAACGTACGGTTAGGGAGATCGCTAATTTCTAGAACATGCTGGTTCAGCTGCGGATTCGGTAGCGTCCCTATGTGCTGCTTGGTCATTAGAATATGACCAATTGACGGTTCGCGCCCGCGGTTGTTCGTCCATCGGTTCGCCCGCTTCAGAAGCGGCGTAACCTCGATGTCGTATTCGTCGAGCTGGCGCAATAAGTCGTCCGGCTCTAAAACCGGTCTATTTGCAAATTGCCATTTCAGAACCGACATGTGGAGAACTCCAGGGGAATTGTTGCGACAATCTTAGCTGATTCCCCTGGTTTGGGTCGCGGTTCTTCTTGACCGCTGCTTTCGCGCCGGCTGCTACTTCATCAGGCAATTGCGAGCCATCGGCGGTCATCGGGTCTGGACCGTGGCCGGCGTCATCTTCCTCGATCAACCCGAACGGCACAATCTCGTAGTCGGTGGATAGCCCTCGCATGCGGCATAGCGGCTGGAATATCTGCCGGTCTGCATCGTGAATCAGCCAATAGACGACTTGCGTCATAATCGCCCGTACGGCGGTCTCGGGAATCTTCCGACCACTGAATCCTGAACCGGTTTCCGCTGCCTGGAATACTTCTTCAGACAATCCAAGCCCCTCGGTCATCTCGCGCCGAAGATTCTTGATGTATTCGATGACTTCCGCCGAACCCGTGACGGCTGGGACAGCTTCTACGTCCCATTTGTATTTATTGCTTACTGGATCAACATCACTCGGCAATGTGAACACGGCTCCGCTTCGGTGGTTTTCAATCGCTTTCTTGGCCACAGTCCTCGCGTTTCTCATCATTCCGGTTTCGGGATCCTTAACCATTTCGTTGGGGTGTCGGATGATGTGCCCCTGGAATGCGTACTTGTAGAAGAAGACTCGCCGCATGTCCATCGCGCCGAATTCATCGTATAGCTCGTTCCATGGAATGTAGGCGCTCTCGTACTTGCTGCGCCCCCACCATGGGTGATAGTCGCGACGGTGGACCGTCCAGAAAGCCTGATGACCGCCTAGATATCTCTTCTGCGCGTTGTGCTGCAGCTCCAGACCAATCAGGCGCCCGGCCATCGTTACCGGGCGCATGTCCTGCGCTCGGAACTTCTGAAAGTGTGAGAATTCCAAGCCGTCGTCGGTGTGTTCGTAGATCGTCTCTCCGCCTGCCCAGCCCCAATCCATGCAATCCATCATGTGCGGCGCACCGCCAACCCAGAACTTTTCTAGCTGCTTCATCACGAATTGTTTTGTTTCGCTCGGACGGTCAATTGGGCAACCGTCGTTGATCCAAAACTTAGGTAGGCTCGTCGCCATGCCTTTTAAGACGTCCATGCCCAGCGATAATCTAGGCTCGCGTTGCATTGCTGGTACGTGCGTAAATCGGTGGAACGGAGGGTTGCGCCGCCAGTCATACCACCACTGCGACAAAATGGAAGTTTGGTAAGGCTCGTAATCGACAATCGACTGCGTGGTTCTATTAACCTGCTGCTGTTTTCGCTTGTTGAGCAACACGGTACTCCTCCAATATGAATTCTGATTCGGCTATCTCTGCTTCTTCGAGGCTTCCAGTAGTCGCCAGCGTTAGCCGTTTTGCTGTTGCTGCTGTGGGGTCTCTGGTCCACTCTCGGTGGTCGAGTTCTCGCTCTGCTCGCAGTCGGGCGATGTGCCCTCTGAGTATTTGATAGTCGTCTCTGGTGATTTGGCTTGGGAGTATTCGGAAATGGTCGGCGATGTCGGCGAGCCATCTAGTTTTTTTTTGAATAACGCAAACCCAGCACGTATCGCCCTGTCGATTTGAATCGCTTCGTCCATCGTCACCGCATCAAGTCCGTACGCATCCTGAAAGTGTAATGCTATCAGCCCGTAGTATTGCTCATCCCTGCGATCACATTCGATGCGATAGTTTTGTAGGACCATCTCTTCACGCGCCTTGTCTGGATCCTCCGATGATTGCGGGTGTTCCTCGGTTGCTTTCGCAAGGAAGTCCAGAAACAGATAGTAGGTGTGCGAAGCCGCCACCTTCAGAGGTCCGGTAGCGAACTGCAGTTGAACGTTGACCCTGCTGATTTTCGCAACAATGGTTTCCGATCCGTCGTCTTCGGTAATTGTTTCGTACTGTTGGCTCATCTTGGAATCCTAATGTTCGGAGAAGTGACATAGCCCAGCTGCGGGTCGGGTATGCCGCGGACTTCGTATCTTTGCGCCCACGTCGCGTAATGTACACGGCACTTGCCAACCATGCGCTCTGTATGGTTGAAAACCATCTCCCCACGAGGCGTAAGATTGGCATTTCCACCGTATGACACTAGCTTCGGTTCTGGAATCTCTTTGTTCATTCTTTCGGCAATGCCAGTGAACAATATGTACACCCGCGGTTCGCCCTGAGTGTGCATCACTAGGTCTGAGTCAGACGCTACAGGAAACGGCGGTCCAGCCCTACTGTTGAATGTTTTGAATCCACCAGTTGGATATAGCGGTGCCGTCTTGGTGTCGGTCACCTGTTTGATTGTCGGTTCAAATATTACCCACGCAGTCTTGCATTCATCTGGACCCACCAAACGCACTAAGGTAGTCGGGCGAAATGGCGAAGCCTGGGTGTCTATCACCTTCATTGCTCCGTCGCTACTTCCGGTATTGCAGAGTGTAATCAGCTTAGACTTGGTCCGCGTTAACGCTGCCACACCTCGCGGGTTCCAGATGCGCGGTTCCATAATCTGCTGGTACGCTTGCCAGCTGGTCGTCATCGGCTGCGTGAATAATCCCGCCGCCTTGAAGGAATCCTGCGGGTTGTCCGTGATTAGCTGATACGTGTAGCTCGCTGAGAAGTCGCGCCCGGTCTCGTCGTTCGTGATTTGGAAATCCAGAGGTTTTACCGAAACGTCGTCTATTGGATCTCCGTTACCGTCCGTTCCACTGCTCGCGGTAACCGTCGCGTTGGATGCGTCTAGCTTTGCCTTTAGGTGCAACAGGAACAGCGACAGCGCAACCGACTTGTGAAACCCTGGCGCTACGCTGAAATTTCCTCGTATGGTGTTGTGCCATCTGATTCCAGGAAATCCCACCGACTTCATAGTGTGCGTGACGTCTTGTTTTGTTATCCCTGGTAGCGGCGGATAGTCGCTTTCAGATTGCGTGTCGACAATATTGAAGCTGAGTATTCTGTCGCCACGTGGAAGCGTCCAAGTCTGCGATTCGCGAATGAAGCCCTCGGGGACTGGTATCTTGACTTTACTTCGGTAGGAGTCGACTAAGACAGTCACCTGTCCCGACGTTAGCTTATTACTGATTTCGACCGAACCGGTTACCTGACGCGACGTCAAACCGTCTCGAATCGTGTAGGCAACATCGAATACGAATTCGGAAACGCTGCCGGCAATCGTAGATTCGCATTCAGACAGAGCTACTTCCACTTCCCAGACTAGCTTCGCTGACTGGTTCGCCGCGATGGGTTCCCAACTGAGAAGCTTCACCACTGGACCAAATTGGATATCGTCTCGCCCGGATGAAGTGTTGATTTCGAAGTCGTAACCGAAGCCCTTGCCCCAGAAATGAAACTCTTTCCCTTGCTCGGTGAGAACGCGTCTCAGCCGGTCCATGCCTTCTTTAGCGCCTGGCGGGAGTGTTCCGTCAATGGATTCTAGCGCGTCAGGAAAATACGACTCATCAAGGTGTTCGTCGATGCCTACGTAGACAATACACTCCACCGTGATCGTGTAGAGCACATACTTCGTGTAGCGTCCGCTCTGGTCCATCACCGGGCGCGCCGCGACTCTAGCCTGAATCGCTGCGGGGAAGTCAAACCCGTTGTAAAACAATCGACCTTGTACGAACGTCTCGTGTTCCATTTAGATGTTGCTCAGTAGCTGGAATGGATCGAGTAAGTTATTGAGCTGCTGCATCTGCTGTGCGGTGGCGTTGGGTATGAAAATCCCAAGAACGAAATCAATCACTTCTTCAATCTTATTCATCAACGGTTCTGGAAGGATTTCGCGGAGCACCTCAAGGAGAGTAACTTTTCCCTGCTTTGCCCACTGCGTGAAATCAACGATTAGGTTTATGGCGTTAAGGATTGCCGTCAATCCTTGCGTGATCCGCGTAAGATCTGGAGCAATTGACCCAACGAAGGCGGCGCGCAGGTCGCGAACTTCTTCGAGTAGTTGTGACCTCGCCGTGACGAATCCGCCAAGTGCGCCTTGATTCTCCCGCGCCCGGCGTAGGTCTCCCATCAACTCCCGAACTTCAGATTGTGCTGTTGCTGCCGCGACAGCAGCGTTTATGTCTTTGGCTCGCTTAATTTCCGTGTTCAACTGATTGAGCTGGAACTTCACGGCGACCGCTGCCAAACCTAAGCCGGCTATCGCTGGCGCTGCCGCTGCGGCAGCCATCCCCAGCGTGACTGCCCCCGCGACTGGCGCTCCGCCTATCACCATACCCGCTAACCCCGATCCCGCGGCCGCCGATCCCGCGCCAAGACCGAAGGTCGACGCGACTTGCGTTAGCTCGCGACTGCCCTCTGGTCTTGTTGGTGGACGGACACCACCGCCTCTGCCAGATCCACCTCCTCCGCCGCCAGCTCCACCTCCAACGGATGGCGGTGCGCTTTGACCGATGGGAATGCCAAGACCCGATGCTTGCTTCAGAAGCGCGTCTTGTTCCGACTTAGGCAAGTCGCCCAACTGCGAGCGTATCTGGTCCGCCGGCGTTGGGCGCTGGGTTTGTGTCGGACTCCCACCGGTTGCGTCATCGGTGACGATTTCGACTTTAAGGACAACGTCATCATCAGCCATCGGTGCGCCTTATGTGGGTGGGTTGTCGACCTGGTCAAACAGCGCCCAGCGGTCTGGATTCGGGTCAACTCCTTCAAAGAATGTAGCGTACACCTGAAGCACAAGCGGAACGTTTCTGTTCCTGGACCCCCAACGCTGCGTAATATTGAAGCCCGGCGCGACTCCAACATTGTGGAAAAGTCTCTGGTAGGGTCTTGCGCAACCGTGCGCCGTGATTCGCAGTTGCCGCCCGACGATAGGGCATCCTACTGTTGATAGATCGATTTCACCTAGGGTTGTCGGGCTGAGAGGCCACTGCAATATTTTGGCGGCTTGTAGGTTCGCTTCCAGCAAAGTGAACGATATCGACATGGATCCGGCCCGATTGATCACGCCTAGCACCAGGTCGCCCGTTGCGTCTCCCCTAATCTCTTCTCCAGTAAACGCGACGTTGTCCTCGGGAATGTCCATTACGGTGCCAAGTGGAAGCCAACTCGGCGTGCCGCCGGGGTTCCCGTCCAGTTCCCAGAGATATGAACCGCTTGTGAAACCTGCCATGTGCTTAGCTCCTGAATTCTTCGGGTATCGTGGAAATTACCACGTTGCGGTCTGTGTGCATGATTGCCCGCGCTCCGTCGATCGATATCCCCGGCGTAACCGAGAATTCGAACGCGTACGGTCTCGGCGGGTTTGGTAGCGGTCCTTCGATGGCTTGCGGATCGTTGCCCGGTATCCATTGCACCAAATACCATTCTTCGGTATCAGACCGATACCACGCTAAGACCATCGCGTCGCCCGCCCAGTGTGCGTGTTCGAATCCAACGTACACATCCACTCCGAGTGTGGCTCGCATCGTCGCCTGGGTCAGTGTGTGCGTTTTGATGGGCGTACCGCGATCGGAATAATCCCAGACTTCAAACCCGTCTATGTCCGCGAAGTAGCCAACCATTTTGGAGCCTCGAAATGTCTCGTGAGACATCTCCCGTCCAACCTGGATTTCTTGGATATAGCTTCCTGTCCAATCGCTAATAAACGTCTTCGCCTGCAAGTCTGGAATCGCTACGTTAGATAGCGAGAATCCGATACCTAGCGTGCCTCGGTCAAAGACGTTGTGAAACTTAGTCGCGAGACTAGCGCTCATGTCATTGACCCAGAAGCCCCCACGCAGCGTTCCGTCATTGTCGAACGGCTGTAGGTAATCTGAGTCGTCGTTGTTGTACCCCAAGACGTAAAGGATGGGACCGCCAGCACTGTTGGCTGACGTCGACCAAGAGACGGCCTTGCCGTCACGGTCTCCCCCTAGGTCTGTGGCGCCTCTCAGTTCCAAGACTCCTGCGGTTGACACATGCCACCGCTCCAGGGAATTAGCGTTGAGTAAGAAAAACTCATCCCCAGAACTTCTCCACATCCAATTTCGCTGCACTGAGGTAGGGACCACCGGCACCGAATCGCCGGCTTGGTTAACCAGTCGCCAATTAAACTGGAAGTCGCGAACCGCTACCCACTCACTCGGGATTGAAAACGGAAGAGAACCGCCGCCACTGGTATAAGAGAATCTCGTCTCGAACAGTGTTTCGCTCCAGTCGACTTCGGGCGGTTCGACAATTGGCGGCTCACCTGCGTTCTCAGAAACAATAAACGTGTTGCCGATGACCATGACACCGATGCCATCGTCTGCATCTTCTGTCGGGTCGAATCGCTCCAGGTATCGAATTCCGTGCAACGGCAGCAAACCGTAGTAGCCCCAGTCGTCGCAATTCTTCCTGCCTTTCTGGTCCTCTGGCGAGGCGTGGAAGTGTGTCGGGCCTGCGGCGCGGATGGTGGTCGACTTGGAAAACCGTAGCGGTTCCATGAATCCTTTGCCTGGACAGCCTTCAAACCCTAGTGCAATATTCGCGTTAACGTTGATCGAGTATCGCAATTGCTTCAAACGGACAATCAACCGCTCCATCCACCAATAACAGCCAACGCCTTGCTTCTGGATAAGCTGCTGTCGTCTGTCTGGCGGGTGTACGCCTGTTCTCTGCGTAATGCCAATTCCAACCTTAAATTCCAGGTCGGTTGTCCTCGGAGTGTCGTTGACAACAAAACCATCGGGGTAAACCGATATGTAGAATTGCCCAGCGCGCGGCGGTGGTCGGTGGTCCGCTTGGACTCCGCATTCTTTTTCCGTGATATCGAAGTCCGATCGGATCGTGGCAGCAATCGTATCGAGTATTGCGCTGAGGTTCGTTGTCATGGTCCATACGTCCCACTGAAGCTAACCGCATGGTTCCCGCTCCCAGACTGGTCGTTAACCTGTCCGGCGTAGTCGTAGTGCATCACCAACGCATCTGTCGGTGGAAGATAGTTTTTATAGGCTTCGGTCAATTCCTCCGATGTCCAGGCGCGAGAATAGAACCGCGAGTCGGCCATGTGCATCGGCTGTGCGTCACCGCTCGTAAAGTTCGACTTGCCGATCCAGACTTCCTGATTCTGGTAAATACCTACAGGCCCGGCAAAGGTATTCGAACCGATCTCAACCCCGTTTAGGTAGAGCTTTTGCTCGCCAGCTTTGTACGTTGTTACGAAATGATTCCACTTGTTATAGAGCCCCGTCCCCGTCACGACCTTAATGGAAAACCCGCTACTCTCAAAGTACGCCTGGCATTCCCCGCCGATACGGATCTGTTGCGCCTGCTTGTAGAACGGCGCTGCATGGGAAGTGTAATCGTATGACCAAAGGATGACGTAGTTAAGATCGACTAGCGGCTTGACCCAGTGCGCTATTGTGTATTCCTGCAAGTTGAATGTCCCGAATCCATCTGCCTTCACCAACACGAAGTCGTCAAGCGCGAAGATTCCCCACGCCAACGTAGGATCCGGACCCTTCGCCGCACCAGACGTGGCAATTGCTCCGCGCTGATTTCTAAGCCATAGGGTCATTATGAGTATCGGTATGCGAGAAATACGGGACGCAGTTGTAGGGTAAGATCGGCAGCCGTCGCGCCAGTTAGCACCGCGCGTACGTGTCCGGATGGGATTTCAATCGCTGCGTTGATCAAATCTATATCAGCCAGCGTGTCAACCAGAAACCAGTTTGCTCCTCCGTCCGGACTCCACTCCACCGTTGCGGATCCGCCACCTAATCCGTCCCACCCTACTAGGGCATGGCGTCCCGATCTTGCTTCGAATGCTGCGCTAGTGCCGTCTGCCGTTTGGTTTGTAAAAAACGTAATCATAGCTCACCTTGTAACCGTTCTGCCAAATCATTTCGCGCTACTACTGCCGCGGCTCTTACCCACTCGGACGCCTCTGTTTTGGTCGGCTTAATCCGTCGCGCTGGTCTGTTTTTCGATGGGTCGCCTCGATCGCAGTCGCCAGCATACGGCACCGATGTGCCAAACGTCATTGACGTACCGTCAACCTCTTTCACCTGGTCTGGAGAACCATCAGGATGCAAGGATTCTGCCAGCCGCTCGGTATCCACGTGGATAGGAACGCCCCCGGCTGTCTCCGTTGCGCCCCAGACCATACTTACCGCCATCGCGTTAGCGTCGACCTTGTCATAGCCCTCTGACTGGAAATGACGCATTAAGTCTTGAGCACGCCACGACGCACGTTTCTCCTGATACGCTGGTCCAATTTGAGCCCAATTGTTTTGTGTCTGCTGCTTTCGCTTTATCGTCGATGGAGCCAATGGCGCCCACTCTTGCAAAAACTCGTCATGTCCACCCTGAGACTTTGCCATGAAAGCGGTATGCCAGCGAGTAAAGAACACCTCGGCGACCGTTTCTCCTAGGTCCGCAATCATCTCTTGAGTTGCGTTCACAACGTGAAAGGTGACGACCTCGCCGGTGGGTGGATTAAAGACCACGGTACTCCAGTCGCCTCCAATCATATTCCGTCTCTTCAGAGGCGGCATCGTCGCCAACGCTGGTATGCGGGTCGACTCGAACCGGATTGAGTCGGTAGTTACGGTCGATAGTCATGTTGCTCATCGCCATACCGACGTCCGAAATCGTCTGAATGTCGGGAATGTTGAAAGCGCCGCTCTTGAGTAACGCGAGCTGTAATTCTATCCGCGTGATTTTGTTGCAGAATTGTTCTGGATTGCCTCGGCGTCCTGACAATGCGCTTGCTGCCATGTAGCTTGCCCAGCGGCGAACCGTGCGAGAACCAAGCAGCACGCTTGGATCGTATTGGTGGGTCGCGAATCCGTTGATATCGTCGGTGGCTTCGGCGATGCAAAGGATTAGGCGTTCCTCTTCAATGCTCCCAACGGTCCCGTCGTCGTCATCATCCAGCCGGACGTCGAGCCCTTCGATGCTCCAGATAGCCTCCACCTCCGCTCGAGACGAATACAGGGGTAGCTCGGCGACCACTTCGAGGTAATTAAAACTAGCGTTGAACGGCATTATCAAACCCCAAATGCAACAGACCAACCGTCGCCCAGCAAATCGCCCCGCACCTGCCCTCGATGGTGACAAAACACCTCTAAGATAGTGCCTGGCAAATCCGAAATGAAATACAGTCTCTCCCACAATCCGAGCAGCTCTCCAGTCTCAAACCCTGGCTTTCCGGCAGGGATTGCCAGCCCGCCTCCTTCGTCTAAGTCTTCAGCGGCAAACGCTATCCTCGAAAACCCGCTCAGCGTTCTTGAATTTTTTGAAAACGCACTGTTTGCCGTCCTGTCAATCACTGTCAGCCGAGTCGTATTCGGCACCAGAGTTAAGACCTGCACATGGGTGTTCGGATAAATTCGTAATAGCGTGCGGTGTGACATAAAAAAAGGGGGAAGGGTTGCCCCCTCCCCCGTCGCGGCGGCGCTCAGGTTGTGTCCAACTTCTTCCTACGCTGGTGTGTAAAGGTCAGCCCAGAACCAAGCTTGGGGAACGTAGGGCGTAGGCAATCCGTTATCCAAGGCAACAAGCGACAGACTAACTGGATGCCGGTTCGGCTCCAGCCACATCGTCATACCATACGCCTCCCGGATTGGTCCCTGCAACCGCTCCTGAACAAGCTCCGAACCGTTACGCCATTCTATCCATTCCGAACTAGGCGCTGGAGTGAACAGCCCCTTTCCAGGAGGGATGAACGGAACAGCTGTGCCATCGTCCAGCAATACTTCGTCGTCGTAAACAATGAACTGAATCATTGGGTAACCACGAAGATGGAATGTCAACACGTTCGACAATTGCCGCTCGGGGTTGTTCGATTCCCAAGTGATATGCTGCCCTTCGTTCGTGATCACGTTCGCCGTACCGGTATGAGTATTCACCGCTTCGGACTTCAGCAAGTATTGAGCACCTTCAGCGTCCAGCCAGCAGAGCTGAATCGGGTAGCGGCTGCCTTTGACTGCCACTTTGTTCAGCGTAATAAATTCGCCGATTGGGTCGCAATTAACCGCGTCCTGCCAGTTGCCCGCGAACGTGTCTTTACCGCCATGAGGTACGGCGCCTTGATTGCTCGCCGGCAATCCAAAATCAACGTTGTAGTCTCCTGACCCAACCGGCACGGGCATGATGTCGTCCCCGTCCAGCAGCAGATCGAATCCACCTTGGAAGCAGAACGCCGTCAATGCTTCTCGGGTGTTCATGAATTTTTCATGCTGATACCCAATCTGCTTGGTGATGTATTCCTGTCCTCGGACGTCCAAGGCACCGATGGGGCCACCTAGCTTACGCTTGCGAAAAATGCGATCGCCTTCGATTGGAATCTGCTCGTACTGACGATAGACCGTCGCGGTCTTGGTCCCGACCAGGTTCGGCTTTCGTGTCGCCGGTCCAGAGTTTCGCAGACGCCCCGAGGACATCTTTCGCGTCCTGTCGAAGATATCCCAGCCGAATACCTCACCGCCGATGTCCGAAACGGCTGAACCGCCTGGCTGGAGCCCGTATATTTGCGATAGCCGGTGATTTGGTGAGCGCACGGTCGAAATGATTCGATCAATCACGACATGATTGAAGAGTTCCGAATAGGTGGCAGCAGCCATTGTTGATTTCCTTTAATGTTGTTTCGTGCGTTCTCCGGGGTTGTGGTTTGCCTGTTGGGCGTCTTGCTCGTTAACTATTCTGGTTCCGCTGGTTCCGCTGGTTCCGCTGGTGGCGTGCTCGCTCCGATGATTTCCAGTAATTGAGCTGCACACCCCTCGACGTATTCCTTGCCACATTCGTTGACTTGTCCAAGTAGGTGCATCTTTACGCCCTGGACTTCGTCGCGCGTCACGCACCGCCTGAACGCGCCGTCTATGTCTTTTTTCTCAAGGGATCCGTAATCGACCACCGTAACTCGCTCGCATGGTTCGCCCTGCCCGTCAATCTCAAACTGCGTAACTGTTGGGATGACGATTACGCGCCCGGTGACCTTCACCGCGTCAGCTCCGCAAATCTTGTCGGTTGCCTGCGTCTGGAGCTGTACACAACAGTTCAGACAATACAGGTCAAAACCGATTCCCTGCGACTTCTTGAGTTCAGGTAATTGAACCGTCACGTCCTCATCCATAAACAAGAACAAGCCAGTGTTCTGCCTTGGGTTGAGACGCTTCAGATTGTTGGTTGCGTTTAATATCACGTTGCTTTGGGTCCGGTTTACTTATTCAAAAACCGCTATGCGTTTTCGTACCAATCGTCCAGGAGGTAACCCAGCGCGATCAGTGCCGCAACAATAGTAGCTTCGGCTAAATGGCCAACGACGGGTCCGGCTGTCCCGTCATTGGTCCATAGTGCGCCTAGCTTGATGCGGGCGTGCGGGGCGTAGGTAACGCCTTGCTTGTTGGTGTCCACTCCGTTTACTTGAACTACTTCCTCGCCACGGAGAACGCCGTTTAGATTGTCGTTGACACCCGTCGCAGCGCTGTCGTAGGGCAGCCATAGCTTGGTTGCGTCTACAAAGGACATCAGCAAACCCGGGCGCAGATAGGTTGTTCGCCCGGTGTGGCTTTCGTCGCGAGCTGCGCCGCTAATGTTGATCGCTTGCGTCTGCAGATTGGCTAGCGTTTGGTCGCCCCAAGATACGACACTTTCGAACGTCGTGTGTACGTCGTGAACGCCTGGCGTCTGGTGGGTGACTCCGGGTAGATGTCCCATCGTTATTTACTCCAGTGTGTTTCGTGATCCTTTGGTTAATGGGGCTGTGTTGCTGTTGGTCTTGTTCGGATTGGGACGACTAACGTACGAGTGGCTGCTGTGCGTTCGTGGGTGGAAGCAAGCCAGCGGTTCGCATCATGGCGTCAGCTGCTTGGATCGATTGCTCCTCGGACATATCGCTGTCTCCGGAAAACTGGTCTGGCTGGTCGTTGACCTGGAACGGCATGCCATTTCCAAATGCACCTGGCTGCTGCTGACCGAAAACGACGGAGTTCAGGTCGTTGCCGATCGTCTGCGACGTTTGCCCAGTCAATGCCGATCCGTCGTTGCCGGCTTTCAGCATATGGATTCGCTGGAACATGCCAGCGAACGTTGGGTCTTCTTTGTTTAGCTGGCCAGTTTGACTGAACGTCAATTCGTTGTGTGTGAGTAGCTGCACGAACGCCTGCGCCTCGTCGGGTCGCATTCGCTGACCTTGAACTAACGAACGTAGTTCGCCGGCAATCAAATGCTTCTCGACGTCTTGGCGTGCTTTGGTGGCGTTGCTGAACTGCAGGTCTTTGCCGTTGGCAATCGACGCCGTGTCTCCGGCCTGCATCTTGTGCATCAGTCGCACCGCATCGGGTGTCCACGCTTTGCCGGTCGCTGGGTTGGTCGGCGATCGCTTCAGGAGATTCATTGCAAAAGTAAGTTCGTCTTGAGACATAGCAATAGGGGCCGGTTGCTGAACCTTGGAACCTTCCGGTGCCTGAGTTCCGTATCCCTGCCCTTCCTCCATTTCTTGATAGTTGAGAACCGCTTTCGCCGCTCGGTAGATTGCCTCGATCGCGTTGTCGGCTCCAACATTGGGCCCGGCATCAATCCCTAGTTGTTTTAGCAGCTCTAGGCAGCTGTCAATAGTTATAACCTCAGAATTGGTACGCGTGCCAGAGTAGCTTGGCTGACCCATGGTCATCGAGCAGGCTAGACCATCGGTCGGGATGAACGGCTTTTGGTCGGTCATTACGGGATGGACTACCGCCGCCACGTGGGTGATTACGTCGCGGTAATCGTTGCCTTTTCCGTCTCCCCAGTTCTTAGCTCGGATACTCAAGTCTTTGATTTTCGTGCCGAAGTTCTCGGCGTCGGCATCCGTGGACGGCTCGATTTCGACCGTCAGCGCTCCAGTTGCTTCGTCGAAGTCGATGTCCGTAAGCCAGCCGGCGTTGTCCTTCGGGTTCTCGCTCGGGTCGCGGTCTAGGATCGGCTCCGGGTCGCCGTTGTGGGTGTAAGGTACGGGAATGGACGTGCCGTTGTTGAGGAGCGTACGCGTTGATTTCGCCCAGTCCCGAATTCGATCCTTGGGAATGTCGATACGGTTCCCTTGCGGGTAATACGTTCCCGGTCGCATGACTTCCTTTTTGAATCGCTTAGGCATATTTGGCTTCCCTTGCGAAAATGGAACGAGTTCCCCTTCGCTCTTTTCTGTCGATTCTAAGGCGTCGAAGCTGTGCAGAATTTCGCCCATGGCGTCCCACACTTCCTCTGAATTGAGCGACGGGACCTGGCGCTTGCCTTGCTTCAATGCCTCGAATACTAACGCTTCGGTGTCACCTGCGCCAACCGATTCGGCGTTAATTCCTGATAAAAGAGCCGATTGCAGCTCGGGATGGTCCCGGACATATTGCACGGTTAGGTCGAATCCTTTGACCTGTGCCGGATCTCGGGCACGGCTGAGTTTGCTAATAAACGAGCCCCGGTTTTGCCTTCCGCTGGCGTCTGCGCCTAGAAATTGGTCGACAACCTCATCGAATGCGTCGTTGTATTCCCTCGCCTGCCCCTCGATTAGCTGGTGCTGCTCGCGCATGGCGTCGCGGAAAGCCGTAATCGTTGCCGTATCTGCCGTATCCAGGGTCTCGGCGATATCCTTGTAGAGTTGTGAACGCCGGAACCGCTTATCGTTTTGGGCCCCTCGCTGCTGCTCTTTCTCGCTGGATGTAACCCGTGCCGCTTCCCGCCGCTGGGTTGCTTCGCCGAGTTTGGCGCGGTGGACTCCAGTCAGCTTCCAACACCAATTGCGCATCTTGAAGCCGTTTTTTGGTCCGCCCGTAGGTCCGCATGGATGGGTTCCGGTTTCTGGCATGGCGATCGATTCCTGCTGTTGACGTTCCCCGGATAGTATATTATCGAGCGTGCAACCTCAAAATAGGAGACAAGCCCCGTGTCACTAACGCCAGCCGAATACTTGGATTTATTCGAAGATATCGGGTCAATCATTAAGGCAATCGACATCTTTCACGGAACCGCTGCCGGACCAACCGGGACTCCGGACACGGTGGCAAACCTACGGGACCATCTCTATGCGACCTTGAACACCAATACCTCGGAAAACACTATTCGGGGAATCCGTGACGCGTACGAAAACTACGCGAACGGCATGTCATCCAATATATCGCGGCTGCTGGATCTCGCTCACCAGCGGCTCACCGATCGTGATACTGTCGTCTACAAACTTCTCTCCACGCCGATTTTCGATATCCAAGAGCTACTAGCGGAAATCATTCGCGACCTGCGAGCCCAGGGCCTCACATTCAATCAATCGGTGTCCACGGTCCCTGCCCAAGGGTCAGCAATCGCTGCCAACACGGGAGACGGGACGGTTTATCTTACGAACATACTGGACGGCTACACGCCTCCGTCTTTCGACATGGCGCCCCAGTTCGATTATACCGGACGTGACTCAGAACTAATCGTTCCAGCCGAAACATTGACGTTCACATGCACACAAGACGCAGACTCGGACGACGTTGCCCGCGGCGAAGAAACTTTTATCGTTGAAGGTGAATCGGGATGGCGACGGCAGTATGACTGGTTGCTCGAGGGTTCGGGAATCACCGGCACAATGTCAACAGACAACGCAGCGGGAATTGTCGCCAACCGAGATTTCGAAAGTTGGAATGATTCGAACATTCCCGAATCTTGGGACGTGATTAGCGGTGCGCCTGGCGTCGACTTCACCCCCGAATACGAAGTTGCGAACGTGATCGCCGGGCAAGCTTCCCTGCATGCGTTGGGCGACTTCGAGTTGAACCAAATCATTCCGCCCGGAATCGGTATCCGCCCAAATCGGCTTTATCGTATTTCGCTCTGGACAAGTGCCCCCATCGCAACTACGTCAACGCTCGACTTCGACATCTACAGCGAGGCCGGCATTGTCTCATTCCCGCCTGGCGTTTCCACTAGCACTATCGGAGATGCCGTCGTACCTCGCACCGCGTTAATGATGATGCCCGCCAGCATTCCCGACGATATGCGTTTTCGTTTGAAGAGTTCCGCGTTTCAAGAAGAATACTACGTCGACCGCCTGTCCTTCGCCCCGGTTAGATACTTCGGTGGCGTCGGCGTCAACATCCTAGCTGGGTCGGTTGACTTCAGACGGCACGATCGCTTCACCGGTGCGGTTAGCAACGTGGAGGGAACGTTCCAGAGATACTGGCGTAGACGGTATGGCGTCCAAATGCCCAGTGCAACATCGTTGTTTGATTTCGACGACTCACTTGCTGAGTGAATGCTGGAAGCAAAGGACGCAATCGGTCATCACTGGCATGGCGTTACTGACGAGACGCAACCTAAACGGGTTTGCCACCTTAATGCGTCTGGTCCCTCCGAAAGCCCTGACGGGAACACATCACTTTGCTCTTTGCTTCCAGCCGTTGGATTGTACCGACTCGGTTACTGTCGAATCAATGGTTTTTACTGGCGAAGTATCGTCAAGATTTCTTCAAGACCTTCCATTATGTCCGCTATGTCCTGATCTCTTACAGGCTCCATTCTGTGCAGGTCTTCAAGCACATCGCTAGGACGCGAGCTGAATAAGTTAACCACGATAATCAGAAGCACTATCGTCCACGGTATCAATCGGTTCCCTATGAGGTTCCGGAATGCCTCTGTTCCCAATCCATCGGCGAAACTAATGATTGTCTTTTTTAGTGTCATCAGTTACGCCCAATTTCGCTTGGTAAAATTGCCATACCCAGTCAAATGCTCGTTCGCCCAAGACACCAGTGCCAGCAGATAACGCGATATAGTAGCCCAGTCGAAAGCCTTCGGTTTTGGGGTCTTCAGAAATATAGCCGACAACCGCCACTGAAAAAAATCCGGTCAGCACGCCCCATGCTAGAGTTTTTCCAACGCCCTGAAACTTGCCGTTGACGATGGCACGTGACATTCCAGCGAAAAAACCGACGATGAAAATTATCGTAAGAAATGATAGCCAACGTGTGTAAATGTCCATATCTTCACGTTTCCCAGTGGAATATTCGGTGCCAAAGATCACTTATCAGGCATGGAAGGAATCCCACTTGGGAATGGACTCTCCACGGCAACCGTCATCAATGGAAGTGGTGGCGGTTGTTTTCATTTTTACAGTGTATTAGCCCACAAAAAAAGCCAGCGAATAATATCGCTGGCTTTTCGCCAATTCGACCATATTCCAGGTTAATATTTGCCATAAAAAAACAGCCCGCGAAGAATATCACGGGCTGCCGGTCTTTCGGGTGCTTCGTCTCAAAGCACCCGATCGAGGATCATGTGGCTCCTGCGCGTGTGTTCATTTTACAGCCGCCGCTCGAGTCGCTCAATTCGACGTTCGCGGCCACGGCGTAACCACCCTAAAGGATCAGCACCGCCGCGACGCAATAGCCCGCCGCGATCGCTACCGTAGCAGTCGCCGACAACCGGTGCCGCTCGTGGGGCTGGTTCGGTCTGGAATATCGTAGCACTGCCATGACAGCTACCGGGTGCTGCGTACACTTGCGAGCGAGGCACGGGTGCCGCTTGGATCTCCACTGGTCGAATCGTGGCCTGTCGCTGCACGGTCGTCGCAATGTCCATCGGGATCATCTGAGTCTCGGTGTACGTCTCGGCTTGCATCGGAATGGATTGCATGGGGACGGACATGCGCACGCCCGGAACGGCTGCCACGACCGGCGTGCAACCCACACAGGGTACAGCCACCGCTGCCGGTACTGCGACTACCGATCGTAGTTCCTGGCCGGCTAATGCGACCGTAGCGAACGCTGCGACGATACAAAGTGCTGTGAATTTCATCTGAGTTACTCGCGAAAAAAGAAGTGTGTTAACGCTCTTTATCGTACCGACTCACCGCCGCCAGCGGAACAGTCGCCCGCCCCGGTTCTGTGCGTGTCCTGTGGTTCTGCGTTGCATGACTCGACGCACGGGTTGCCGACCGCCTGTATTGACAATCCGCTGGTCGCTTCCGGAAAGTTGCAGGCAAAAATAGGTGCTGCGACCATTCGATGCACTGGCTGCCGCGCCTACCGGGTTGCCTGGCGTGTAAAGATAACACGCTCGGAAGTCATGTGCTCCCACCGTGCTCATTCCTACGCCCTCATAGCTTCCGCTGGTCCCTCCCGCGTGTGACATGCTACGCCGCCTAGCCTGGCTTTGCGCCTTTGCGTTCACGCTCGCCTGTAATCGCGGATCGTGGCGAATCGGATTCAGTCCGCGCTTGGCTCGCTGAGCGTTCGCCGCTGCAAGAGCGCTGCCGCCACCACCCGTCTGATAGCTGGCTTGCTGCGGCGCGTACGTGACTGGCGTCGAGTAAACAGGTTGATAGACCGTCGAACTGACGGCACCAGGGCGACGTCACGAGACGCAACCCGCCGGAGTCGATTGCGGCTGGGAGTAGACTACTGGCTGCTGGTACGTCGTTCGAACGGGTTGCTGATACGGATCAACGTACGTTTCGTCGATCGCAATCCCATACGATTCATCGATCTCCTGTCCGTCCGCCGCCGCGGCACAGATCACGAATAGCATCGCACCGATCCACAGATACGCGATGCAAAATAGACACTGCTCGATTCGGTCCCACTTCACTTTTCACCCTCTCTCGGGTCAGCTGTAGCGTTCAACGTTATTTGATATCCTTCGTGTTCACTTTCTAGTTCGGAAATCCGCCGGCAAGCGAAGTGCAAAGCGAGTATCAAACCGCCTTTCAACTTCTTTGACTTTGCACGAAACTCAGCAGCTAGATTGAGCATCCGCTCATGGATTTCGATATGGTTACTTGGCATCCTGATTTCCATTGGTGATGATAGCGAACGCAACTTTCTTTAGTTCAGCAGAACCGCCGTTGCCGATTGCGTACTGTATCGCTTCCAGGCGTGCCGCATGCTGGCCTTCGATGAATGTGATCCGATCGACTAACGCCGCTATCTGCGCGGTTCCGTTCCCGATGACCGTACCATCCATGGCACGTTTCACTAGCTCGTCTGCGTCCAACGTTATTTCCTTGGTTGGTCAGCTAAAACCCAAATGTGAGTTGTCGATCGTCACCGCTTGCAACGTCAAGCCAACGCTTAGATCTCGCCCGTTTCTTGTCGCCCATATTCCAATTAATCACCGGCAATGCTGAGTCAACGGATTCTGCACCAATCGCAATAGCATCGCGTAAACGGTTAACGGTTGAACATCGGCCATAGTGAAATGGCTTTCCGTTCTCGTGGGCGAACTTACACCACGCGTTCGCGGATTGTTTAAACGCATTAGTTCCGCCCAGGAAAATGCCAGCAAAGTAGTCGATTACCTCCTGCACCATCGCTATCCCCATCCCGTCTTGCACCGCAAGATACCATGGCAATTCGCTGGGCAATCGATCCAACCAACGCATCGAGAAATCGAGCGACTCCGCACCTTGTGCCGGTATGTCCGGAGTCACCGCAACTAAACAACGTTGGACGGCTGTTGGTTGAGCTAAAAACGCATCTAATCGTCTCTGCAAACGATTCGCATGAAATGGTTTTCCAGCTCGCCAGCTCGAATACGCCCCGTTGTCAAAACCGCAAATCTCTTTAGTCGTCTCGAACTTCGCAGGATCGCGAGCCCACATTCTTCCCCAATGGTGACGCCTTAAATATCGGTCCAGACCGTTGGGCTGAACCGTATGCTCACCTAGTAAGATCATCATGGCTTCCCCAGTGCCGCTAGATGACCGTCGAGCCGCTCTCGGTCCATATACTGATCGTCCCACTTAGTTGCCTTCGTGCTGCCCGTCCATTTCACTCGCCAAAACGGTTGATCGTCCATCTCTTCCACGACGTCTATGATGGTCGCACCCTCGGCTGTGAACGCCTTCCGCTCGTTCCCGTTCCACTGGTCGCAGCTCTCGCATGGATACGGTGGTTTGGCGGTCTTCATGTAAATCGTCACGCCTACTAACGTTTTGGCTGGGCGTTTTGTCGAAACTGGCAGCGGTGGCTGTACTACCGCTGCTGGTGCTGATTCGATGGGAGAAAACGTATCGCTCCCATCGGGAAGCTCTCGCACGATTAGAATCGTGGACTTCATCAGCGTCGCCTGCACTAACACGCCGTCAACAAAATCGGATCCTACGATCGTTAACAGGTGGTATCCCGGCTCGGCTTCGAACGTGCAGCTGTTGTTATCCGCAACTTCCGAAGTCGCACCGCTGAAGCAAAATGCATAGTACTTGTGATGCTTGTTCAGGGTCACGGTGATTGGAGACACCGCTGCCGTTACCTTCACGTAGTCGGTTTCTATATCGACTTCGCCGCCGATGGATGCCGCTGCGAGCCAAAGAAATAGAATTATGGTTCGCATTAGTTAATTCCCCCCCTGTTGTGTCTTGCAATCTGTCATGATTTAATCAAACTCGATCTGCTCGTAATCGTCGAGGGTTAGGTGCCACTCGTCATCGTCTGGCAATGGGTCTGGATCAGGTGGGCCCGGTTCTTCCGGGTCAACTTCGAGCGAATATATCTCTTGGGCGAACGCTCGATCCTGGTCGTTGATTTCTAACCCGCCCGGTATCGGTTCGCGGCTCTTCGTGCAGCTCGCCGGGAAGCTATACGCCATGATGCTAGTCTCGTCCGCATCCGTCGACGTCAACCCGCTCTCTGGTTGCACCGTGAGTATCTGCTGATCCACCGTGCGACGGCTCCAACCGCTCGTCCGGCGGAAGTGGGCGTAACACCCCTGCGAATCGAGTCGGTCGATGATCTCTTCCCGTGAGTGCTCGTGCGGAAAACCTAGCGTGTGACCAAACTCATGACAGACCACGAGGTCCCACTGGCTATCGGGTGTCGAGACCGTGAACCCTTCCAGGTTCATCGTCGGTCGGTTTTTCGGAATGGAAAGAATGTCAGTCCCGAGGTAGGACCAATAGCCACCGGCACCCATCGATATGCGAACGTTGCCAGTCCCGTTCGTGTAGCGGAAGATAATTCCGCATTGCCATTTGTTTGCGTAGAGCAGGATCTTGTCGCGGAATGCCGGCGTAGTCCCATCCGTAAACGAAACGGTCAACTCTGTGCGACTCGGTTTGAACTGCTTCGTGGTGAGCAGCGCTATCCGCTGAGGCTCTACGATTCCCGCCGGGTGATTGTGCGGGTTCTCCGCCACCGCGCGTCTGAGTAGCTCGTCCTGGTGTTTCTTCGGCGGGTCAATCGGTCGGCAGGCCTGCATTTTCCATCTCCATAGCTTTGTTAGCGCACTCTAGACACCAATTCGCCCATTCGCCGCATCGCTGTCCGTCGTTGCGGTCGATGGTAGTCAGTAGGTGTTGAGCGTGTAGGTAGCGGACCTCCATAGACGGTAGAGGCTCGCCGCACAAAGCCTTCTTGCCGTCGCCGCAATCCGCATGAATGCTCATGCTTCATCGCGTTCTGTGCGCCACTGTTTGACAACGCGCTGGAAATCACCCCTCGACAATGCCGCTAGTTCGTTTGCGACATTCCGCTCGGTGGCTTCCTTCCTCTCTCGTCGTTCACTGCGTGACCAGCCCATTTCTCTGCCGTGCCTGCGCGCGAGGCGCGTCACATCTCGCGACGAGTAGTTCTGAAGACGCTTCAACCGCCGGGAGTCTCTGCGATGGCGGGTGTCGTAGTGCGATTCCGACTCCTCGCAACGGTCCATTAGCAAAAAGATAAAATCCATGATTGTGTCAATAATCGACATCAAATAACCTCGGTTGCAGAAGCGGACTTCCCGCAACGAGTATACCACCGAACCGGTGGCGCCTAGTCCCCAATTCGGGTTTTGCGGTGACCCGCAATCTTAGACCGGAGAGAAAACCGTTGTTCCGTCTTGATCCGTCCAGACATCGGAGGCTAGAGCGCCAGACGCGTAGACCATGCGACTGGACGTCGTCGCCCAGACTGGCTTCGGTAGCCGCTTGTCTCCAGTGTTGATAGGATCACCGACGGCTAGCAGCTGTGCATCTGTCGCCGTGACATGTGCGTAGACAATGTTTGGTACAATATCCGCCTCAAGCGAGATATTCCGACAACCGATGATTTCCACCTCTTGCCCATTTTCGCCAAAGACAGCCGCGCCAGTAATTGACGAAAAATCGGTGTCCTTAATCACTGCCCCTGTCACCAGCGCCGGATACAACATCCGAACATCGAGATTCAGTTTTTCTAGCGTTGTGTTATTTCGTTGGACGTAAAGGGAATAAGAGCCGGTGGTGCCTGTCGTCGTGATATTCTTTAGCGACGAAATGCCAGTTCCAGCCACCGCCCAGACTGCTGGCAGCCCTGCGCAATTCACAACCGTGAGCCCATCGACGTTCACCGATGCGCCTAAAATTGCGCCCTTCTGCGTCGCGACGTTATCACAGTCAATGTAGACATCCTTCAGCGTTGCGCTGCCGCTCACATTCAGCAGGTCGTTGCTGGCTGGAAGTGCCTTAGCACCTCGAAGAATTTCGCAGTTCGTCATTGAGAAATGAGCATGCGAGGAAGTTGACGGACCAACGCTAACTCGATATCCACCGTCAATAAAGAAGCAATTGACAATATTTACACGCTGATGGTCGCCACATCCAAACGGGTTTCTGATGGACTCGAAGTCAAACCAGTTCGTTACGTTCAGGTTCCAGCTTCCGTCGACTTTATTCTGGCCGCAACGCATAGATAGAAGATTTGAGAAATTGCCGTTGGCACCGCCAGAACCGTCGCCAGCGTCACCGCTCCAATTGAACCCAACGCCCTCGCAATCATAGCAACGTAAATGTGAGCCTTCGAAATATCTGTCTCCGATATCATTGATAGTGTCTTTCATTCCGAAGCCGGTAGTGCAATCTCGAGCCTCGCAGTCATGGAAAAAGATATTGCCGCCGATTATGGTGAAGCCGGCGCCGTTTGTTTCCCCAGGACCAGTGTTAAGCGCCGTGCAACCGCTGTAGCGTATGTGCTCGATGAAATCACCCGGCGCAACCTCAACCGCCTGGAAGCAGGCAATAGTCGAGCCTGTGTTGTTGGGTTGGTTCGCATCGCAAATCAAATCGTTGACAGAAATGCGCTGTGTTGTGTTCCCGTCTCGTGCATAGAACTGCAAAACGCCGAAAACGTTCGCAGGCAAGCCAGCCACGTTATTTTGTATTCGAAGCGTTGAACCGTTGCCGTTCAGCGTGATACCGTTCTGTTCCCAGTCAATCACCAGCATCGCCTCTAACAGACCTTCGGTAGTTACTAGCGTGTAAATTGCATCCTTCGCAAACTCCACCACTGGCGCGCCAGCATGGATCGCTGCGCTAATTGCCGGCTGAGAATCAAACGTCGAATCATTCGGCTTTGCTCCAAAACGATCAACGTGCGCTATGGTCTTATCTAGTGCCTCCCACCAGTCGTCTACATCCGAGCCATACCAGCCGAATCCACCCTCTGCCACCGGGCGACCAGATGCCCTGTAACGGAATAGCCAAGGGAGTGTATCGCCAACAACGTAAAAGCCCCGAAGCGTTATTACGGTCCCATCCCCCAGCGCCGGCGATGTTGCGACCATCTCCGCTCTCGTGTCGTAGCCAATCGCCGTCGCTCCAATCGCCGCAATGTCTGCGGTGTTGGTTGCTATGTTCCCGGTGTTAGTGGCGATGTTTCCTAGATTCGTGGAAATGTCGGCCGCGTTTGTTCCGATGTTGGTGACGTTTGTCGCGATGTTAGTTGCATTCGTTCCGATGTTTGTAACGTTGGTTGCGATGTCACCCGCGTTAGTTCCGATATCCGTAACGTTTGTCGAAATCCCAGCCGCATTTGTCGCGATGTCGGTATCGTTAGAAGCGATATTCGCCGCGTTCGCCGCTATCGAAATCGTGTTGCCTGCGATGTCCAGAAGCGTGAAGGTTGCGCCGTCCGTAACGTAGATGTCGCCGTTGCTGGCGAAGTGTAGACCGGGTGTGGTCCTGCTTGCCGGATGACCTGGAGACACATCGCCGACTTGCTCGTAACTGACAGTGTTGACAACCTGATGATCACCGCCCGAAATGATCTCGTAGGTAAGACCGTCCGGCGTGTACAGATACCGGTCGCCGATGTTGTAATCCGTGTCGTTGGTCAGCGGATGTGTGATCCGATTCGTCTGCAACGTGCCTTTCGCACAGCGGTCAATCAGGTTGCCAAAATCTAGCTCGCTGGGTCGGTCGGCTGTTTCGAATAACGCTTTGACTTCATCGATTGTTGACATGGTTTATCCTACCAACATAATTAGTTAGCCCAGTTTGCGAACGCCCAAGTCTTTTCGATCCCGAATTGTGCAGCAGCAACAAAGCAGCCCATATTGGCCTGGTTAATGGCGTCATAGCCAGCAGGATAGCACGGGTCCGAAACGCCAGCGTCAATCGCGTCGGAGAACTTTTCCCACTCCGCAATCTGTCCGCTGGCATCCTGAAGCAAGAACACTCCCCAGCCAACGACTGGTTTATCTTCGCCCGGTGGAATTGGATTGTCGACAGTCGTGCCGTCTGCGTACTGGTAAAATACAACGCAACCCGAACCGTCATCATTGAACAGCTCGAAGTTTTTTCGGTATCCAGCCGTCAAGGGGTCAACTTCCGCGATTGCCGTAGCGTCAATCAGTACGCCAGTCGACTTCATCGCCAGCGTTACTTGTGGGTTGCGCACATAGTGTGCGAGGTCGTAAACCGTTTGGTCTGAAAACAGCGTATGTCCAGATGCGTGGTACGTCGTGCCGCCGGTAATTGTGCGGCTGTATTGCGTTGAAGTCTGCCCGATGAGAATCCCCGAAACGTACTCGAACCACTTGCGGAAATCTGCTACCGCAACATCGTTCAGCGGTGCTGGAAGAACGTCCGTTACAGTGAAGACCAGCGGCAGCGTTAGCGCCCATTGCGTGTACCAATAATGAATATACGCGTCCGACGTAGCCATTAGGAGGATTTTATCTCTAAACGCATACGGCGCATCACTGTCCGTTGGGTCCAGTTCCAATCCAGCCTTCTCCGCTGCGTAGTTCATGCTACGCCCATCGTCGCCGTCGCTTAGGTGGTATCTCTCGACCTGCAGCGCCATAAAGTTGATCCACGTGGTCGCCTTCGATTTGTCGCTGGCGCTTGTGTAGACGCTCCGCAAGATGCGATCGGCGATGATGCAAACAGATTGAATGTACTGCATCGAGTGAACGTGACCGAGGTTTGCCCATGCTGCGTACTGCGTCACAGTGGCAACTTGCTTGCTGTTCATCTGCGACAGCGTGTTCGTGTATCCGTGCAACGCCCAGTTGCTACCAAGCGCCGGGTCGCTGCCGTAGTCAACATCCACATCAACCGTCGCGGCTGCTGCTGCGTTTAGATGGTCAATCATCTCAATCAACTTGTCCATGTGTCTGCGTGCGCGAACCGGCTCGCCTGCACGCTGGTTGACTTCGAAGGCCAAATGCAGCGGGGATCCATAGATTTGCAGATTGTAAAACGGGAAGATTCGAGATACGTGGTCGATGTCGTCAGCAATCACCTTGTAGTTGTCTAGCGTGCTCTGGAACGCCGCATCGTCGACGTAGGCGCTGATTTTCTCCGCGAGCGTAGCCGATGGCGGAATTGTTGCGCCCCAAGCAAAGAAATCGTTGTTCAGCGATAGCAGCAAATCCCTCAGCACCGAAGGAAGCGCGCCATTTGGGTATGCGGTGATTTTGTCTCGCAGGTCTTGGACGTTGCTGGTGTCGCCCCCGCGGTTGCTCACATCGATAGCGATCTGATCGACTAGATACGTGTACGCTTCGCGCTGGTCTGCGATGGAAATGGCCGCCGAGTAGTTCTCTGGAAGCAACGCGCCTATGCGGACTTGAATGTCCGTTCTGACTGCGGATGTCAGCCGTAAATCGTCGAGATCTGCCAGCGATATAACGCTAACTTGTACGTCTGTCGCGCTCACCTGCCGAGATACGTTGTCGTAAATCAGCGAAGCAATCAGGGTGTCAGTTTCCGTTTTCGTCGCCATATCGCCCTCGTTCGAATCGAGTTTAGACCGCCGGGGCGCCCAGACTCTCAACCAGGCGCCCCTTGGGTCGAACAAGGTATGGTCCCAACAGAAACCACAATCCCATAGCCGACAAACTAGGGATGATTCCGCGAATAGTCAACCGATTTTGACGGTTTGCGGCTGTTCTGGCTCGCACGCCTCGCAGGATTCTCGGCAATCATGGTATGTAAAGTTGCGTTCTATCTGGTCACTCAACATCGGTAGGCTCCGGTTCGAATCACGTCGAGCGCGTGCAGGAGGCTCAATGCGCGCTCATTGCCGAGGTACTGCCAAGCACGTTCTGCGTCAGCCAGATACCTAGATACGCCGTGACGTCAACCTGGTCGTCGGTCTCATCGTCGGCGCCCGTCCACGTGAAAATCTCGTCTTCGTAATCGTCCAACCACGGTGGTCCAGGGTCCGGGAGAAGAATCTTGCCCTCCTTCATACGTGTTGCCGCGTCGAACGAACGGCTCACTTTGTCTTTGCCCTGCGTCTTAAACGCGAACATTGGCAAGCCCTCCCGCTGGCATTGCTGGTACAAGTGCGTTGACTGCGCTGTGAATTCCATTCCGACCGTGCGAACGCTGTCGCGGCCCATTAGAATCTGCTGCTTAATATTCGGGATGATGTCTGGCATTTCCTCCTGCACGCGCTCGACGTGAATCAACAACGCGTCTTTCTGCGGTGTGATTATCCAACGAGAAATAACCGTCCAGCTTGCTTTCTTGCCGATCAACGTACGCCCTGGCGTGTCCTTCGTGCTGCTCGCAGGGTCGACGATAATAATCTGGTAGCAATCCGCGATGTCGAAGAAAGTACCCGTGTCGAGCCATACCGTACCTCTTCCGTCCTTGCCGATCCCGTGATACCGCCAACGCTTTAGCCACGCGCGACGGAAACGAGCGTCAGCAACAACCGCCCAGTTTCCCGCCAGTAATTGTTCCATCGTCACCGGGTCGGACATCTCAGAAAGCTGCTGTGTGTAGTCCTCGACATCTAGAAACGGGTTGTCATGCACGAAAGCCGCGATATGTGGCCTCGCCTGAATAATCCGACCCTTCTTTCCTATACGCGGAGACGTGAACCGTCCCGCATACAGTTGCTCTCCGGCTGGACCGCGCATTCCTGGAATCTTTCCAATGTCGTACCGTCGCTTGACGTAAAGATGCCCCCGATTCCCTGGATTGCTCGCGCACCGCACGCGAAGCGGAAACTTGGCGGTATGCCAGTAACGCTTACAGTAGTCGCACGATGGATTTCTCTGGTCTTTGTGAATCTGGCAAGTTGGCTTCCGTAATCTAGAGTTAACGACGTATTCAAATTGGTGCGGCTTGAATTGCGTAAGTTCGTCCCAGCCAAGAAAAGCGAATTCCGCCCCTTGCTGTTTAAGATGGTCGTCTTTCTGGTCCATGCCGCCGAATGCCAGCGTAGCGCCCGATGGAAACCGCCAACGCTGCCCGCCTTTCTCCTGCTTGGCATCGGTGTCCACCAACCACTCTCGAGCCCGGAACATGATGGACGATTCGTTGTCAGCATCCGCCAGCGTCAGACGAAATATCTTGGCGTGGTAGTCCTTGCAATCGACGTACTGCAGGGCTTCCATCAACAGCCAGTCGCTTTTGCCACCGCCGGCAGCTCCCCCGTAGAAGACCTCGCGAACGTGGTTCAAACACATCGCCGCGCGTTGCTTCTTGGTCGGGCGATTCGGAATGTACCGCGTCAGCCTCGGACGAGTACGCCGGCGAAATGCTGGCGACTTTAGAACGGCTTCGCGGATCGGCGTTGTGGCGGAGATCATGCCGCCAGTCTATCGAGATTGGGCGGCAGGGCGAAAGATTACCCGCTGTTAGGCAGCTTGGGAGGTGGTGGATAGCACCACGCTATGACATCCTGCCCATAGTAAGAAAATGGACCGAATTGCCAATTGTAGCCCCGTTTATTGTTGCCGAGCGTTATTTGAATCTCGCATCGTTCTCACCTATGGTTCGCGGCTGTCAACTACAAAAAACATCCGTCTTCACATTCGCCATCGTCCTCGAATAGCGTGCCCTGCCCTTCGTCTAGATTCGCTTCGCTGAGAGGGACGCAAGAGCGGTGGGCGTACATGTTTTCCTTCATGCCGCGGCTTACGACAGCCGTCTCGTCTCTCAACGTCTCGTCTACCTCAACCGCTCGCTTCCAGGCCTCGCGGTCGTGTTGCTTGATTTCCCGCCAATGCCTATTCGCCTGCAGGGGGCAGAACGAGCACCGCGAAGACCTCCACCCAAAACCCGACCGCTCCGTTATGTACTGCGTTGCGTCGTGGCGAGTCATCAACAGATCTTCATCGAACAGAGGAAACCCGCAGTTCCACTGGATTCCCCGCTGCTTGTACTGGGCCTGCATCCGCGTAGCCCGGCCCGATTCGTCTGTCGAAAAACCAAATAGACTCGTGATCGTTACGTCCTTCGGTATTCGTTGCCGTGGCTTCAGCTTTAGCATTTCGTAGCGTATCCACTTCTCAATGGGGGCAATCTTGTATTCTCGCGTGCATTGTCGACGCGTGAGCCCGCCCTTCTCGCCTTCGACAAACGTCGTGTGAGCAGGGATAGATGCAAACCGCCGCTGGCCTTTCGCGGTGTAGACACCAACTGCCAAGTCTTCACCTATCTTGCCTGCGGTAACCTCGACAATCGGCGGTCCGTCCAATGTCTTCAGCCAGTTGAGTTGCTCATATACCCACTTCGGCTCCTCCTGCGTATCGGAGAAGACAGCGTAGTCAGCTGGCTCAATCTCTCCATTAACCATCAATGCGTAGATAGCACCCGACTGCACGCCGGCCCCGAGGTTTAGAATGCGGTAATTCTTCATGCCGTTCCTAGTCTATGATTCGCGGCTGTCAATGTTTGTTTTCATTTCGTGGAACCGTAGCGATTCATCTTGGCAGCCTCACCATCGCCTTGCGTCCTAATTGGTGATTAAACCCGAAACGTACCCGATACCAGCAACGGAGCGCCTCATTGTCAAGCGGTGGCTGTTCGCCCGAATAATCGAACGGTTTGGGGTCAACAAACACTCGTAGTTTAAGATTGTCAGCCGTTTTGCAGATCTTATCGACCAATTGCGACGCAAGTCCATCGCCTCGATGTGACGGCAACGTGTAGATCCGATATAGGAACCATCCTTTGTCTATCTCCCGCGTCAATGCCGAGCATGCGGCCATGTCGATCGACGGGTCTACGATGTCCCAAACTTTACAATCGAGGATTGTCGCCGTTAGTTTTTCTGGCTCTTCTGGCTCTTCTGGCTCTTCTGGCTCTTCTGGCGCTGCCTGTAACGGCTGACGAAAGAAGTCTGGCAACCTGTCGATTATTTCGTCGGTGAGTTCTTTCACCGCGCAACCGGGGGGGATGGTTGTGCCTCTTATGCTCAGCGTTTCCGCAATCGCCTTGCGGGGGATGCTTATGCCGTTTAGCGTTTCCGCAATCGCCTTGCGAATGTCAAGAATCGGATCTTCGTTAGTTTCCATTGTTGGCCCTTGTTCGAAAAAGGTGTTGTGTTGCGCTTAAGGAAGATAGCAAGACGGAAGAGCGTACCAGCCCCCCCTACCCCCCATCGCTGAGAATGAGTTGTCAGGGCTGGCACTGAAAGCAATCCGGCTTTCACGCACCAGGGCAGGTGACCCCTATTTCCTACCACTTCCGCAGGCGCACAAAAAAAGCAGAGTCGGATGCCGTTTCGCAAGGGTGCATAACAACCCAACGACGCCCGATTCTGCTTTTCGTTATGCTTTGACCTGCGAAAGCCAGTCGTCACTGTCGTCCAATGCTCACCAATGTCAAGGGCGTCCTCCGTATGTTTCTTGCCACGTGCGGTCTACTAGGCGTTTTCTTGCTTGTTTCGCCTTCAGTTTATTCGCCGCGGTTGGGTTTTCCCTGGCTGCCGTGGCTGCCCTCACATGCCTAAAGCCGAGTTCATCCGTCGATGGCCGCATAGCGATGGCGACCACAACGAGCACCACGGAAAGAATGCAGGCCCCCATCATTGCCGCGATGGATCCCATGATGATGCAGAGAAGTTTCATTGTTTTACCTTTCGGGTGATTGAAAGTGCAGCACCCAGGACAGCCAGCAGCGTAAACGCCGACGGCTCCGGTATGCTCATCGGTTGCCAGACTGGAAACCAGTTACGACCAGCTGTAATCGCCCCGCGCCCGTTTAGATGCAATCCATCTGCGGCGGTGCTCTCGGGTCCAATCTCGCTGAAATTGTCGATGTATCCGATCTGCTGCCCTGCGGCTCGCCTGGCGTTGATGTTGCTGAGCAGCGTTGAATTCCACTCGATCACGCGCGGCTGCTTGTGAGCCCAGCCGTATCGAAATGTCGTAACGTTGGCGACTAGGATGATCGCGCTGCTGTGGGCAAATCCATAATCAACCAGTGCGTCAAGGTCCGCCTCGATCGATGCCATTGACGCCTCGCCGGCGACGTCGTTGTAGCCGCCTAGGATTGTGATCACTTCGGGCGAGTACCGCGTTAATGCGTCCGTTAGCCCGTCCTGGTTGCTCGTCCCGGTGAGCATGTGCTCGAAGCGAAAACCACCATATCCCTGGTAGGAGTAATCGTTGCCGAGCCATGTCTGCTCAGTGTCGCCCACAAAATCCGGCGTGATGCTCGGTAGCAGATCGATCTCGAATCCTAGGCGAGTACCGACAGCGGTTGATACGCTGTCACCCGTCGAGAGGACTATCAGATCAGCATATGTGATAGATGCGAATAGTGAGAGTAGTATTGAGAGTCTCATTAGTTATCCTTTTTGAATGTCGTTATCCGCGCACGAGGTTGGTCTGAGGATCAGAGTCTTTCGCGTCCTGGCCGCCACAAACCACATGAAAACCGACGCCGATGGTACGGCCGCCGGGCGTGCTGAAGTTCCGGTTGGTAGCGCGGCAATCGAAGCTGCCACCCGCCCACGACCCGCCACGCAACAAGCGGCGGTTCGTCTGAGGATCAGAGTCTTTCGTCCACTCCCACACATTGCCGTGCATATCGTACAGCCCGAACTTGTTGGGCCGCTTAGTCGCCACTGCTTGCACCTGACTAACGCCGTAGACGGCATACTCGCTGAGGTCCTTATCAGGGCAACAATACCTACCCGCGCTTCCAGCTCGGCAAGCGTACTCCCACTGATCGCAGGTAGGCAGCGAGTACGAATAGAACTCGCAAAACGCAACCGCGTCAAAATACGTCACGTTAGTGATCGGCAGATCGTCCGCGAGGTTGTCAAATCTGCGGAGCCGATCCCACTCGTGGCCAGACTCCTCCAAGAAAACGCGCCACTGTCCTACGGTGATCGCCGTTTCTGATATTCGGTAACCGTCAACGGTGATCTCATCGCCGTCTTCCGTCCCGACCGTACCGGGCTCGATCGCAATAAATGTAGGTGATTGCCTATCGACCAATTGTTTCTCGAGGCGAGCTTGTTCGGTTCGCAATTCCGCGATCCGTGTTCGAATGTCAGCTTTCATTGATTTTTCCATCTGGTTCCTGTTCGACTCCGAGGAATACATGTATCAGCCCCATTGCCTTCAGCTCTTCGACCACTTCGATGCATTCTTCCGACGATGTCTGCTCGCGGAATGCAACGGCGTCGACGGTGTCCGTCTCTACTGGTGACTCTTCATCGATTTGCGGTGATTCTGCGAGCTGATGGCGTGTTAGAAAGTAGTTTCGCTGCTCTAGCTGCGCGCTGCTCTTTTCCTTCTGCCAATTGTCCCGCATCAATCGAGCGTAGCTGTTCAAAGCGTTTAGCGTTGTCTCTGGTTTGATGCTCTCATATTTATTTGCGAGTGCGAGCATATCGAGAGGGACTTGCTTTGCAGCTCCGTCGCTTGGGACCCAGTCGGGGTGCTTTCGGCGTATCTGGTTTAGCATGCCGATATCGTGCGTCGACTCAATAATGGGTCGTTCGTCACGTTGAGAAGAATTCGAAGAATTCGGAATCACGGCAGACTCGGCTGCTCTCGCGCGATTTCTCGCACGTCTTCTTCGGAGCTTCGTCTGCTGTGAAATCGATAACTCAGGTTTGCCGTTCGAACTAGCGTTTCCCGAGCTGGCTATAGCTTTCGGTTTTTTAGCGGGTTTTTCGTTGCTAGTCAAGTTTTATCACTCCGGAGAGATTGCATGTAGTAATCTACGGCGAACATTGCTTTCCTAGATCCTCTCATGAGCATGATCTCCTCTCCGTTGACGTCGCGGAGGATTGCGTATGTGGATGTTGGCGCTACTGATTCGATGGGGACGTGAATTCGGTCGTAGTCGTTGGGGCGGATAGTTACCCAGCGTCCGATGTCTCTCGATGTGAATTTGAATGGTTGTATTTTCACCAGTTCCCCTTTTCGACTCCGTTGTATTTTAGCCTTTTCCAGCCGTGTTCTCCGAGTCTGTACCGGCGAGTGTGTTCTGAGGTTTTGTCTCGGCCCACGCGATAGCGGGTAACGAATGCGGTTTTTCCTGTTTTCAGCTGTGCGAGGTGCGCTTCAATTCGCCTCCAAGATTCGGTGGCGTCATTGCTCTCGAAGTAGCCGTTTAGCTCGGTATCACCCGATACAATCGTGTAGGTGTATTTCGTTGGGAACCTTGTTCGCGTCATCTAATCACCAATAATTTTTGAGAACATGAGCCATAACCCACCTACCGACACAAAGATGCATACGTCGATTGCCGTGGAGAGCAAGCATGTGCACTGCTGAGATGCAATCGACGAGTTTGGTTCGCACTTGTAGCAGCGTCCGAGTTGTAGGACGGATCCGCATTCTGGACATGCCTTTACCTCGTTTGCTTGGCGTCGCTCGAGTTCCGATTGGGCGTGGAATGCCTTTTGCCTTTGGTGCCACTCAGTAAGCCCATACACAAAGTTTTGTTTATTGTTGTCCATCGTTTTTTTCTTTGGTGATTTAGTTTTTCGGTCGAAGTTCCATCTTAAGCTCTGCGGCAATCGCAGACACATACCTGGAGTTTAGCGCGATATGGACGCGTTTTATATTTCCGTCTTCGTCGCTGCGGTTCATTCCGTGGAGATACCGATGGATAGTCCCTGGGTCCATTTTGATAGCCTTCCCGATGGAATAGCTGCTCCTGTCGAGCTGCAGGGCCCTCTTAGTGAGCGCCTTTCGTATTGTGTCGTTGCCTTTCATGCTTATCCTCAGTATGTGTTGATTAGCTTAGGGTCGTAAATTGCCAGCTGTTCGTCGATGTGATCGAACGTGTGACCATTGACGAAGTGACCATTGACGAAGAAATATGGTTTTCCCTGTGCGTCTTCGCCAGTTTCCAGCCCTACGAGTTTCTCGACGTACAGTACACCGTCTACGTCTTTGTATCTGATCCAAAAATCCATTGCGTTATCTTTCATATTCGGGAATCGCCCGAGCGAGGGGCGCCCGACATGGGCGCCCCGGTTGTTGGTTGGGTCAGGAGATTTGTGTAGCGTTGCCGTCGTAGACCGTCTCGCCTCCGTCGACTAGCCTAGCCGTTAGGTTTTCGGGGTCGTGCCACTCGCTTACTATCCGCTTGGCGTGCTGGGCGTCCTCAACACTGTACATTTCGCTGGCGCCTTGTTTGTTGATTAGGTAGAGTGTCATATCTGTCCTTTGGTGGTCTTAGAGAGTTTCAACGTCGAATAGATCTCTGTGCCTTGGCTTCCAATCGGAGCCCTTGGCAAACATGCTTAGCTGCTCGCCACTGTTGTTTTCGAACCTTGCCGGCTTCGGCTCCGTTGCTGGTGCTCGGGCGAGTGCGAATTTTGCTCTTGCTACTGCCTCGTCATCAACTGGGTTGACCAGCTCGGGGTGACCCATGTCGCAAGCTTCCAATGCGTCCGCTGCTGCTGCGTAAGTTTCAAAGCTTCCGAGGGGTGTTTCGTATCGCATGGCCTTGTCCTTGTTTGAGAGTGTGTCTTGACTACTAGGCATCTTATCGGCATCCGTGCCGATAGTCAATAGTGTATTTCACCAATTTGGAGATTATTTTCCGTTCAGTTTTTCGAGTGCCTCGATAGCCTTATATAGCTTGTCTTCGTCGACGGTTACCTGATCCGGGCGGACGTTGATGCTCCCGCAGTTGTTTCTGCTTGGAGTGACATGTTTCTGTCCTTGTGCGGGTTCCGCCCGTGCGGGTTACTGAGTAACGGAGATAAAAACGGTTAGAAACGGAGTACCTGGCTTGGCGATTAGAACCGCAAGAAGAAGTCGGAAACCGCCCATTTTTACGATTTGCTTTGCGTTACGAAGCGTGTTCCATTTGTTGATGACTCCTGGCATGCTTCCGTCCTTTTTTCGAGGTCCGCTCGGGCGGTCGTTGGCGTTGTGCCTCAGATATAAGTAAGTATAAGCAGTGTTGCCGATAATGCAACACCAAAACGGAGATTATTTGGAAATAAGTTTTTCGAGGCTTTCGCGTGCGCTGGACAACGTTTCCGTGATGCGCTTCGTGCGCTGCTCAATGCGTGCCTGCGTGGCTGCTTCGGCTTCGGCTTCTGCTTGGCAGCGGAGTAGCTCAATTCGTTCGCCGGTTGCCATGTAATTCGATTCAATTGTTCTGATTTGGTTTCGTGTCATCGTTTTTCTCCAGGTAAAAAGCACGAAGCGCCCCGAGGGGCGCGGTGGTGGTTGGTGTCAAACGTAGAGAGGCATCAGAGTATCGCGTACAACGCGGTACGCGATGGTGTAGGCCGATAGCAGCGTATAGCCATCATCGTCCATCAGGCGGCATGTCTCGCGAGCATGATGCCGTTTGACTTCGTTGGAGTAAGAATTGAGCTGGATGCCCATCGAGCAAACGTGGTTCAGGTCAAAATGGTCCTGGGGCAGTTCCGAGTCGATCCAACCGTCGACAATGTTTTCGATTCGAAGCTGTTCGCGGGAAAGCTGGTTGAATTTCGACATTTCGTTTTCCTTTGTCCCGGTCCCGCCGGTGCGGTGTGAGGTTGTTTCCCTCATCTATTTACAAGTATAGTCACTGATGCCGACAATGCAAGAGCAGAAGCACCATTTCGGAGATTATTTCTCAATTACTTTTACGCGGCTTAATTCGGTCTGCTTTTCGCCCTGATAGTCGCTGTGTTTCTTCACGGTTGCGGTTACTTCCATCGACTCGCCATTTTCAAAACATCGTTTCGAGTTGCCGATTAGGTCTTTTGTCTTCCAGACGAACACGTTGCCGTCCTGGTCCTCGAATCGGTGTATCCAGGTCATACCGTAGAAGCCGTCAAAGCTTTTCGCAAACGTTAGCGTCAGCTCAAACGTCTGGCGGCTTTTGACGTCTCCGACATGTTGCGAGATACCTTTTTTGGCTTCGCGTTCCTCGGCTCGCTTCTGGTCCAGCTCGGCGAACGTCAGCCGACCGTGCCCGTTGCGTTCTGACCAATCTCGTTGACCTTCAAGCTGATTCTCTTTTTGGGCTAGTCGTTTCTGCCGTGCTTTCTCCTGCGATTTTAGCTGGCGTTGGATTTTTTGGGCGAAAGCTTTAACCGGGATGCGGTTAACGATCCCTTTGGTATTTTTGCCGAGACACCTGTAGCAGATGCCGCCATCCTGAAACCAAGGACCGCGACCAGAACCGCCGCAACGTTCGCATGCTCCGCTTTGCTCGACTTTCCCGTCGGTGACTACTGCCCAGCTTGCATGCTCTGCAAGGTACTCTGTTGCAATCTTGTCGTTTGTGATTCTTACTGCTGTTGTCATCGTGTTTTCCTTTGTTCGGGATCCGCCCGAGCGGGACGCCTCGCGGAATGCGAGGCGTCTTGGGTTGTGGTTATCGGTTCTCGGTACGCTCGAAATATCGCGTTTCGCGTGGGTCGGTTCGGCATAGGTCGTAGATTCCCCTCGATGCTTCGACGATGCCAACGCCCTTTGCTCGTACGTTGATTGTTTCGCCGAAGTTAAAATTGTTGCCGATTCGCATAACGACAATGCCATACATTGTGGTTACGTGTCCTCGATTCAGCTTGGCGAGTTCGATTTTGATTAGGTCCATTGTCTTGTCCTGGGTGAGAGTTGTCGTCTGCTATTAACTATAACGGCAGTGCTGCCGATAGTCAACAACCTTTTTAACCAATTTGGAGATTATTTTGGAAGTATCCGAAACGGGGACAATAGACTACAATCCCCAGGTGACTCGGACGAAGAACAGATAGGAGCCAGAATGGCTAAGACAGCAACACGGACGCCAGCCAACGAGCTATTCGGCGCAAACCTCAAATACTACTTAGACGAGAACGGGTTAAGCGCCGCGCAATTCGCCGACCAGCTGGGAGTCGCTAAGCAAACCGTTTTCCGTTGGCTCAACGGCCGGATCCCAGAGTCACCCCACCTCGACAACTGCGCTGAGGCGTTGGGGCTGGACGTCGCGGATTTATTCGTCACCGACGAATGATTGACTACTTTCAGCCGCCGCAACCTTTTTTTCGATTAGGCTTTGACGATGATTTGCCGCCATACGATTTCGGCTTCGGCTTAGTTGGTGCTGGTTTGCGCGGTTTGGACTTGCCCATTATTACGCCTTTTTTCTGGTCGATTTCTTGCCGCCATGTTTCGCAGCTTTCGCTTTTCCGCCCTGGCTCGCGATTGCCTCGCGGCGCGTACTACTCAGCGCTTTGGCTCGCGCTGGTCCGCCCTTTTTACCGCCACGCTTGCCCATGGATACCGCGCATTGGTCTTTAGTTTTCTTTGCCATCGTGTGGCTCCTATTGTGCTTGAGCGGTGAACCAGCCGTATTGGTTACTGATGATGGTGCTTGAGCGGTTAACCACGTCGGTTACTCACATCTTGTGAATAGCCTTCTTAAGCGTTCAGCTAAGGTGTTTCCATCGACTGCGAGTCTTGATTTGTGAGATTGTTTTTGGTGACACGCTGTACAACGTAGCTATCTTTGTAAGCGAGTGCCCTCGTTCAATCAACGTCCTAATCGTTAAGACGTCCGCTTCCTTCAGTTTTGACCGACCGTGACTCTCGCCCTTCGCTGGATTCAGTAGCCCATCCCGCGAGGCATCCAACGCGTTGTCTTGGCACGTTCCCAAGTAAAGATGCTCTGGGTTCACGCACGCAGGCGTGTTGCAGCGGTGGCAGATTTTATCGCTGAACGCTAGGTCGTCGGGGTTCAACCCGTTATGGATGACGTAGGCGAATCGGTGAGCGTTTATCTGCCTCCGCTTGCCTTCACTGCATATAACGAAGTATCCGTACCCTTTCCCGGTAGTGCTTGCTTTCCATAGCCAGCAACCATCTGTACGCTCATACTTATCGTGGAATCGCCGCAAGTCTGTTTTTTTTATCATCCTCCAATTGTACAGCATTTAGGTTCTTGGGGTATAGCAATGTCAGTTTACGAGACACTATCCGCCGCCAAAGCCGCTTGGCGGTCGCGAGTCGCCGACGTCGTCAAGATGGGCATGCGTACGCTCGCTAACCCTGCCACGGGCAAAGCCTCGCACACGCTGTTCATGGACGATTTGATGGAAACTGTCTTTCCTGACGGAAAGCCGCTGATGAACTTTCTGGGTGATTGGTCCTCAGCCAACACACCCTACGCGACTAGCAGCGTCGTTACGGACGATGGCTGGCTGATGATTGCCAACAAAGAAACAAACGACAAAGCCGCTCCGGAATCTGTCGGCGCCCAATTCAATTATTTCGACGGTACGCTAGTTCCAGACACGCTGCTGGCAAGTCAGATCACGTTTGGCACACGCTACAACAATCCAACGGAAGCGCTTTTCTTGAACAGCTGGCGAATCTACGCGGACATCGATATTCACTATCAGGTGTTTATCGTCGTGGATCCGTTGGGTGCAAATCCCGGCGTCGCCAAGCTGGCTGAGTTTACCGCGTCCACTACTGGTTGGCTAAACTTTCCCATCGGCTCTCGCATTGTCCCGATTGGGACCACCTTCCAGTTAATCGCGAATGTCAACGAACCGGATCCAACGCCGACTATCTTTAGCGGCAACTGGGACTATCAAAAGCCAAACAACGAAAGTCCTTTGCCGGCCGCGGGAGTAATCACGCACGCAAACCGGGCGCTTGACACGATCTATATCAATTCGACCGACGATGACGCGGGAGACCGACTGGCCGAACTCGAGGCGCTAACCGCTGGTGATCTGATCGTCGGCGGCGGTATGGCGTGGACAATCATTAGTCACACAACAACGCTGGGTGTCGTCGCGTTCCTAATCAATCCAGCACAACAAGCGCCTCTTATTGGCGTCCAGCAGTTTGACTTCCACACCGTCACCGCAACTCCGATTCCGTTCGACGAAGACACGGGATTCTACGCTGCTGATCCGAACGTTAGCGGTCTACAATCATCGGACGGTGCTCCGCTCGCTGTGTCTGACAACGCGTTCGGAATCGACATGGCCGTGCAACTGGCAAGTGTTAGCGATGACTGGGATGTGATGGCGGCTAGCGGTGCCTCTGGTGCGGGCAGTGAAGGAAGCGCTACTGGTCGATTTGGTGCGCTCGCCGGCGCGGAACTTATCACCGTTTTTGCAATCTCTTGGAAAGGTCGAAACACGAACGGACTTTGCGAAGTACTCAACGAGCGTCGCGGCATTGAAGTCGAGCGGACAGCAAAAGGTTTCTACACGTGCCGATTCGATCCTGGCGTAGTCGATCCCGCTACGCTGATTGTGCCCGTCACGATTGTTACCGGGCTACCTGTTGAGACTTCCGGGGAGATACGCGTTGAAGACGTCGGTATGGCAAACCCGAACGAGATCCTGGTCAACACTGGGACGCGAAACAAGAACGGGCAGTTCAATGATGACGATCTGATTCAAGAGCCGTCTAACTTCGTCGCGATTATTGGCGAGCGATACGGCTAGGGCATGCGTGAAATCACGTCGGCTACGCTGTAGACAAACCAGAAGACAGCGCCGACGCATAGAACAAACGTACCGAGCACGACGACGCACGCCACGATTTCAGGGAAGGTTATGCTCTTTCGGCGGGTAGCTCGCTTGTGCGCGATCATGAAACCATCCTCTCGGTCGTCTTCACTTCCAGAATTCTGTATCGCTCCTCTGGATTCTCGCCGGCAAGCCTACGCCGTACTGCGCGTGCGTGCTCGATTTCTGGGCAGGCTGCAGCAAGCACAACGGTCGTCCACGTGCTTTCGTCCTGGCGTTCGATTCGATGCCCGGTTGTCCGATTCGGTTGTTTCATTCTAACCATTTTATTTACTTTCGCATTCGCATGCATGGTGACTGGGTGCTCACGTCACCACCGCAAGAGCAATTGGGATTCTCGCATGGCTTCCACTTCCTATCGATGCCGCATGCGGGACATGGGTAATGGGGTAGTTTCATTCTGCTAATTTTTCACGGACGATACGCTTTAGCGTCCGAAGCTGTACGGTATCAATTGTGGTGTTTTCGTTCCTCTTGGTTCGCGCGGCTACGTCTGCGGCGGCGGCATCGTGGTCGCCATCGTGTAGGACATGCAACGCGCGGTTGAGGTCAACGCGTTGTGACTCCTCGGTGTTCCTTCGCTCCCACGCCTCCGATAGCGTCCGTGTGGCGTAGTTTGTCTGGTAGAGGTGCGCGTACTTCACTGTGTTCTGCGGATTTGGAGGAGGAGGCTTAGGTTTCCTCTTACTCGGGTCCAGTTTCCTCGACTTCGATTGTTTCTTCGCCATTTTCGGTTATCTCGATCTGCATTGACCACGAACTAGACTGCACTTGTGCGACTTCCCACGCAATTCGATTATCGGAGTCATCCGCCCACCTGGCAAATTGATTGCCTTGGGTTTTCTCTGGAATCAGGATATTCGCCAGCTCGTCTCTAATGTGTTTGAACGCAGAGATTAGGTTATCTCCGTCCATCGCTTGCGGTGCAAACCGCGTCATACGGACGGCCACCGGCAAACTGAGCTGCCTTATCTGCCGGCTATGGATCCTGACTTCGAACCGCTGCCCGCTTTCTCGTTTACGCCGCTTCGCCCAATGCTCAGTTTTGTTCGCGCGCGAAAGTATTCGAACATCTGGGAAGATGAAAATATTATTGGGTCGGTTCACATCTTTATCCTAGTGGACTGTGTGGGAATCGAACCCGCTCTACCTCTTGCGAGGTTCCCCCGGCGCGTCTGATCCCGACATGTCGCATTCGGTACTCGATCAGTCCCATCCAGGGTTTCACCGTCGCTAAACGGATCAAAATCACCAATGATTTACAGCCCAAAACGTCCCTAGCATGAGGGCTTGCAGCTGCCCACTAGGGACTACGCACTGCAATCCTTCCGCTTTCTCCTCTTCCGGGTGATCGGCGTGGGGCGGGTCCAGTCGCCCCATCTTTTACGCCAACCTTCGTCATTCATGGGGACTTACTCTCGGCCACGATGGACCGACCGAAACGCCCACTTTCATAGGCTCACTTTTTCGCTGGATTGGCTATCGCCGTGATAGCCTTTCTCTTGCTGGCATCCGGTTTTGCTGTCTCAGACGCGTCCATTGCCTCCAGCGTCAAACCGTCCACGAGTCTCTGAATAAGTGACTCAATAGCATCGTACGCTTCGCTGGCGTCTCTGTCATGCCTTCCTGCGGCAATCAACACGTCGGCAGCCTGCGATAGCTTCCTGGACTCGGTCTGCGTAAACTGCAACACCTTGCGCAAGGTTCCGTCCTGGCCCTTGACTGTTTTTGTAATCACTTCGTTTTTCCTTGTTCGTTAAATTGTGTCAAAAAACATGTCAAAAAACATGCCCGTCTCTCCGAGCTGTCACGCACATGATTTTGTGGTTGGCGTAAAAGATGGGGCGACTGGACCCGCCCCAAGACGTCACTCAAACCCCACGTGCATCACCTTCACTTGTCCGCTCGACGACTGAGAGCGTACGGTGCCATCGTGGACCATGATCTGCCCACGCGTCGGTGGGTCGTCGCCGTCGTTGACTTTCGTGCTCATTGCCGTTGTGTATTGGTCCCGATTCATGAGCACGGTGCAATTGTAGATTCCGCTGGCTGGTAGTGTGCCGCTAACGGTATTAGCTGGTCCGACACCGCCGCTCGCAATCGTAGTGCCGCTCATGTCCCACTTATCCGTGCCCTGATTGTACGCCGCCGTTACCGTGTTGTACGGTCCAACGTATCCAGTCAGCGTGAGGTCGATCTGGTCGCCAGCATGCACGGTTGGCTTCGTCAAATCAAAATAGATCGTAAATTCCCCGACTTCGGTTGCCGCACCACCCGTGTAACGGCAAACACTGCTTGCCGAGCTGCTCGTTAGTATTGTGGCCGTAGCTTCCGACGGTGTGCTTTTGGTCGCCGCGATCGCGAATAAATCAAACTTACAGCGGACGAATTTTAGCGATGTGTCGATTTTGCTGCTCGACTTCGCACGCCCCTTGCACCAATCGTCACCGCCATTGATTGTGGCAGAGATTTCGCGGGTATTCGCAAGCAAAAGCCCCGCCGACGTACTCACGCCCGTTGCTGGGTTGTCGCGGCTGTCCTCGTCCTCGTCGTCGTTTCCGTTGCCCTCGACGTCCGCGCCTGCATGACTGTGGGCGTGCTGATTCAAAAACGCCATCTCGAGCGTCTGTGCGTTCGCGATTGACGCGCTGAGGATTAGCCCAGTGATAGATAATAGTTTCATTTTGGTTTCCTTGTTCGTTTAAAAAATGATCGTCACGCTGCTAGCCAGTCAGCTAAGGTTCATCCATCGCCAGAGCCAGAGCCATAGCCATAGCCATAGCCAGAGCCAGAGCCATAGCCATAGCCAGAGCCAGAGCCAGAGCCATCGCCAGAGCCATCGCCATAGCCATAGCCATAGCCAGAGCCAGAGCCAGAGCCAGAGCCATCGCCATCGCCAGAGCCAGAGCCAGATCCATCGCCATCGCCATAGC